CTATTTTCTCCTTTTCTTCTGTCTGACTGTTACTCTTGCCTTTGCAACAAGCACGCCGGTCTTTGTTCTTTCCGGATCAGCGAACCTTAACTGGCTTCTGTTCATTTCCAGGTTCTCTGCATTGTCGATCAGTACCAGGTTTTCTATGTCGCAGTTGTCCTTGTTTCCGTCTAGGAACGATACCATCTTACCTTCGGGAACTGGTCCGTTGTGTTCTTCCCATGCTGCTCTATGAACAAACTCAAACCTCTCCCATTGCGGACCGGTTTCTTTAACCTTCCGGATAAGATAGCCGTCTGTCGTATGCGTGTACTCACCTACTTCCATGTGGTTTGCCGGGACATCACCTTTCTTAAACATCGTTGCCCTGCACTTCTCATATTGTTCCTGGCTCATTGGCTTTCCCTTGTTGGCTGGAACGTGTCCTTTATCAAACCTGCAGTCAACACCGCTGATGATGTCATGGTTCTTCTTGTATGCCCTGCACTGTTTCTCACTGAACTCTATTCCGAAATGCGCTGACACCAGTTCTGCAATCTCCTTCGTCTTTCTCCCTGCCGCAATGCTCCGAATGTAACTTTCCATTCCTTCCGGATATTTGAGAGAGTACCCCTTCGGAAACCCGCCGGCAGTTCCACTCTTAATGCCATATCGGTTCTTCGCATTCTTTATCACCGCATCAGAAAATACCATTCCGTACTTCTTATCGAACCCCTGTTGATTTATCAGCTCTGTAACCTGTTTCGTGGTTCTGCCTGGAACATTCTCACGCAGCCAGGCAATCACTTCTTCGGGCCAGCCTCTCATTTATGGTTCGCCCCCCCCCCGCATGAACTTCGAGCATTTCCGGAACCGCCTTCTGTCTTTCGTACCCATACTCGTCCATGTGCTTCATTGCTTTGTACTGCAGCTCTCCGTTTTTGATGATCTGCTCGCTAATGTCGCATATAGCGTCGGTTCTCTTTAACTCGCTTTCCAGCTCTTCTCCTGTCAGGTCATCGTCTCCCAGCTTTTCCAGCTGAGCGAACAGGTGGTTATTCAAGTCTCCTAATGTATTCTTCATTTCTTACCTCCTAATCGCATCCGTGACATTCTTCGCAACTTCTTTTCTGCCACAGTCCTTCATCATCCTTGTATAAGCATTTGCTTTCGCCCCAGCACTCCATGTATGTTTCATAGGCTTCGTTGCTGCACGTATCGCAATAGTCTCCTTCAACTATTTTCCCGCCTCTGTAAACTCTGTAGCCGTCGTTGCTTCCTATATCTTCATCCGCCCACCAATGTTCTATTGTGGCTTCCGGATACATTTCCGACAGTTTAAGCATGATCGGTTCCGGGTTGCTCCAAGCTGTGCTGAACAAAATCGTGTCCGCATCAACCTGTTCATTATCGTATGAGTTCCACTTTGTACCCCAGTTTTCCCACGACCAGTCGTACCATGTCGTGTGACCGTACAATACCTTATTGCTGATGTACTGCAATCCGATTTTCGCAAGCTCTTCATCCGTTTTGCCGTGTGCCTTCTTTCTTCTCTCGTACTCGTCGTCCTGCATTTTCCCATAGTTATCGTTCAAAAATCCAAATCTTCTCTTGCTGATTTTTCTCAGCACTGCTTCGATGGCAATATCTTCTGATGAACCGCTTTCGATATTTAAGCTCTCCGGCATAGGAATGAGCTTATCGAAATCAAAGAACGTAAACTGTTCCTTCGTGTACTCGTCTGTTTTGGTTGTGAACAGCGGAAGGTTCGCAATCCCTGTCATTTTGACTTTGTTTCTTACATGATTTGGCATAATCTTATCCTCCTAAATTTAATTCCAGTCGCTCGCAATTTCTACGACCGTTCTCTCCAAAATTTTGAATTTCTCCGGATCAATCCAGCTCGGTATCTCTCCGTTTCTTACTCTCTCCTGGTATCGGTTCAAACACAGCTGCTTCGCCAGTACCGGTCTACCTATTGGAACGAACACGCCTCTCTGCTTGTCCCAGGCAAATGCTCCGTACTCCACGTTTTCAACTGCAGCGTTCATAGCCTCCACTACTGCATCCAGCGCATCCAACTCTGCCGGGCCAGGTGGTGCTTCTTCAATGTTCCGTATATTATGCAGGTACGTTTCCAGCACTGCCGCATTTTCTCTGTATGTCATATCATCACCTACCATTCAATCGGATAGCCGGTCAGATTTTCGCACTGCTCCAACTCTTCTGTGAACATTGATTCGTATAACTCCTGCAATTCAGACTCACCCCTAAAATTGGTGTCCTGCAGATTTATCCAAAAACTGAAATCCTGTTCCGGGTTCAGCCTTTCCAGGTTTTCTCTTAATTCAAAATCTGCCTCTGTCATCGGCTCTGCTGGCAAGCTGGCTATCTTTTCCTCTCTCGCCTTGGTAAGAATATATCTGCCTTCTTCAAACACCTGCCGGATGATGTTGTTCATTGTTAGTTCTATGCCTTCTTCTCGCATTCTACCTATCACTGCATACATATCGCATTCCGCATCATCTAATAGTCTCAAATCATCTATTCCACAGTCAAACACTGCTCTTACTAATTCTGTATTCATTCTGCATCCTCCTCTTCTTCCGGATGCCAGTGATACTTGCAATCCGGATTTTCGCATCTACCATTCCACATCATACTGCCACACTCCGGGCAGGTGGTCGCCTCGTATGGTCCTCCGCCTAACACTAAAGCACCTCCTTTAATTCAAAACTCTTAATCACTCTACCAATCTGTCCTCTTATTCCCAGGTCTGCCATTTTTCTTTCAGCCAGTATTTCTTTATCAAACATCATTGCCTCGTTTATCTTCACAGTGTATCCGTCGTCCCGCTTAAAGCTGTACTTTCGGCCAACATATTTTTTCCGTCCGTCTCTCATTGCAATAATCACGAACTTCTCAATGCTCGCCTTGGTTCTCATATATTCCATGATCCGCTCCTTTCTATAAATACGAACAGCCGTATCTCTTTCGGAAGGTCTCTCTGCCGCCCTTATGAATAATCTGCTTTACTTCACCTTCCTTTCGGTTCGCATCGATTATTCGTGCAAATTCATCTGCCTTCTGCAGGGCGTATTCCTTTTCCCAGGCCAGCTGTCCGATAATCTTTGACATTCTCTCTGCCATAGGGTTTCCGTGTATTCTCTTTAGGATTTCTCCCATATTGTGACAGTTATTACATACCGGCACTTTCAATCCGTCTTTCTCACTCAGTTCTCTACCGGCGGTGCCGAACACCAAATGATGCTCGGCTTCCGACGGTCTGCCGCAGATGAAACAGATTTCCGGATAGTCTGTCACTATTCCTTTGCTCACCGCTTACACCTACTTTCTGTTTCCAACTCCAACGATTACCAAGAACGCAAATACCACTAATGCTGCCATAGTCTCGCCTCCTTAACCAAAAACCACTGTTCCGAATAGTGCGTACTGGATGATCGCATCACACACGATTGCGTCTGCATTGCAGGTGTCGAATCTGATCTTGCCATCCATCTGCTCTAAGCAGTTGCAGCCAACCGGTGTAATCGCCCACAGCTCTACTCCTTTCTTGAACTTCTCCAAGTCCAGCTCGTAATACTCTGTCTCGTCCTTGTCGAACGGTTCCGGCAGGTGTAATCTCAGTTTTCCGCCTCTTGCGATCTGCTCGCTTCCATATTCTCCGAGATAATCACCTACAACCTTTGCCTCATCACACCAGTAAGTGATGCCACCCTCCAATGCTCCGCACATAATGTCGTCAATATCTTCCTGGGTAAGTACGATTTCCAATGTTACACTTACCGTTACCTGTTTTTCTTTCTCTTTGCCGCCCATGACTCGCTCTCCTTCTTTTTTATCGCTTTTTCTATCTCTCCGAGTTTTTCATCACTGAGAAACTTAAAATTCACGCCTGCGTCTGTAAACGCTGTAAAAATGCCATCCTGCACAGCCTTGACTGTCGCCCAGTCCGGTTCATCATCCTGCGTTCTGATACCGAACTGAACCATGTAGTCCTCGATCACGTGCCACAACTCATATTCCAGCTCGTCCATACATCCGAGTGCCGATACGTCCACGACCGCCGGTGCTGTTATTTTCTTTCCGTCTGCCAGTTCCAGGTCTACTGTGTCAATCTCTTCTCCGAACTCACCGCCTTTCTTGTGGTGTGCCAGGATGTCGCCTGCAAAGTCATAGCCTCTGTCGATCATAGCCTCGCTGTTGTCGTCGTACAATCTGAAACATCCGGCCAGTTCGCCCTTCTCGTGTCTCTGCAGAACTTCTTCCCAGGTCAGCTTTCGCATTCCTAACCAGGTGTAACCCATTATTCATCGCCTCCTTCATAATCTGCCCCGCAGTACGGACACTTTGTTGCTCCGTAGCAGTTAAACATCTTCCCGCATTCTTTGCAGGTATCTAGCTCCCCATTTCTCTGCCAATCTTCCAGCAGGCTGCTTACGTGCTGCCAGTCCAGTGCCTCGAAAACTTCCTCTGCCAAATCGTCCTGCTGGTTGCACTCCTGCAGGATGCTGTTTCTCGTGTACACAGTATCGGATAATTCCGGGATGTAGCACGGATCATCCGGTCTGTGGTAAAACGCATCTTCGTCTTTGAAGATATGTCCCTGTCCGTAGAACTCACGGACGATCTTCTCGCCTTCTCCATTTTCATCCGGCGGCGTGTAACTACCAACCAGTACCAGGATGTTTACTTTCTGCAAGGCCTGCGACAGTTCCAATATCATACCGTCAATTGCTTCTGCATCCTTTACAAGCTCCCTTGTGGAAGGAACTCCACTCGTTCCGCTTCTCTTGGCTTCTATCCACATTTCAATATGCTCGTCGATGTCGAAATCTTCGTAGTAGGATTCCAGGCTGTCCTTGAAACTATCTGCCTGGTTCTCTTCATCGAAATCAATCACCATTGAGAAATCTTCGCCCGCAGGTGACGACTGCCCGATTTCAACATAGGTTCTTCTGTTGTCCGGCTCAATGTAGGCTTCCCAGTTCCACCCCATTTCTTCTGCCTTATCGAGAAGCATTTTCAAGCCTCTCGATATGTCCTTGTATTCTTCCATGCCCTTATTCCTCCGCATCTGCGTAGTACGCATCGAATGCAATACCGGCATTTACCAGCTTATCTTCCAGGTAATTACCGTAGCACCAACCGTCTCCATCTTCCCAAAAACTGTCCCAGGCTTTCTCTAATACCTCTCTCGCCTTCTCTTCATCATCTTTGCTTACAACAAACACGCAATCCATCCAGTCATTTAACTGTGACTGCACTCTGATTACGCTTTCCTTTAATACTTCCACACCAATATTCATCGTGCCTGCTCCTTTCTCAGATGTAGTAGCAACTGAAATTCCAGTGATGCCCGAACTCATAGTACAGACCGTATCTCTCGAATATCTTGTCAAATTCTCTTCTGACCGAAGGAAGGATGCCGTAATACAGCATCTCGCATACCGGACCTTCAAAGCTCATGCTGAGAATGTGGTCCGGATTCACGTACTCGAAATACGTTCTTGGGTCCTGGTTCTCTTCCTCGATCAGATGCTCTCTGTCGTTGTAGTAATACTTTCCGGTTACCGGATCATGCTGTGTGAACCGCTTTCCGTTGAAATAGATGTCTACATCCTGCCATAACCCATGCTCCAGCAGAAACTCTCTGATTTCCTTTGCCAGGTTCTCAATCTGCTCTGCCGTCAGCTTTGCCGTTGAACTCATGCAACCTCCTCCTTTCTTACTCTCTTCTTAACAAGTCTTGCTGGGTACTGAGGCTGATTCTCTCTGTACTCTTTCAGTCTCGCCCTTGCCTCTTCTCTTGTGAACTCTGTCAATGTGTACTCCCAGCCGTACCCGTAATTCAGCTGCAACTCCCAGGTGTCGATTGTCTTTCTCTCGTATGCCATCCTACGCAACCTCCTCTTTCTTCGGCTTTCTGCCACGTCTCTTCGGCTTTTCGACCGGCTTTTCTTCCTTGACCTCTTCTGTAGGTTTCTCGGCCACCTGCTCCTCAACCTTCTCTTCGGCCGCCGGTTCTTCCTTGACTACCGGCTCTGCAGGAAGCACAACATCCAGCTTGTATCTCTTTGTAATGCTCTGAATCATCGTCGCTACCTCTGTGCTTACTTCCTGGATTTCGTCCTCGGTAAGTCCTTCTGTCAAGCTCTCTGTCTCGGTCCAATATCCTGCATTATCCAGGAAATGATTTAATACCTTCTTTGCTCTATCATGTTTTACGTCCCACTTCATATCGTTTACCTCTCTTCCTTTTCTCCGGCGATCAGTGCCAGTACCACTACTCCATTTATCAAAATTGCTACCAAATTCTTCGCTCTCATACCGTCGTATATGCCGACCATAAAGTTGATGAACAACACCGACTGCAGGAACTGTCTTAATTTCTTCATTGCCAAATCAGCCTCCTTTATGATAGACTTAACAGTTGAGAGGCGGTGTTGCTGCCTCCCGACCGTTAAGGGAACTACTTAATCAATCAAACCTAACCATTTCAGAATTGCCGTAATCACTGACACAATCATGATTACTATGGTGGAGATTATGCTGGCCTGCTTTTCTCTCTTCTGTAATTTAAGGTTTTCGATTTCAAGTAGTTCCTTTTCCTTTGTAGAAAAGTCTTTCTTCCTACCTTTCTTACCCAACTGGTAATTCCTCCTTCCTTCGGATTTAATCAAATTGTTTTGTTTGATTATGGTTATATTATAACTCGCAGTTGCGTATTTGTCAATAGATATACTTCTATTTTCCGAGTTTTTGTCAAATAGTTTTCGCACTTGCGACAACTTCTGCAATTTCCGGATCATCAACACCAACTTGTGTATTACTCCGCATTTTCATTTGCGAGGGCCGCAAACCTGTATGGTTGCTTGGTGCATTGTAAGATTTCTTACATGATTTCTTCTAGGGTTTCTACAAGGATTCTTTACTAGATATTAGAGATTAGATAATAGATATTAGAGATAGAATAATATATGCTCATTTGCGTACTCTCAAAAGCGTATTTTATCCACAAATGCGTGTGGATAATGTGGATAATTACACCTCTGAAATCATATAGCTCTATGACTTCGTACACGGTTCAATACCGGCTTTTAGTCTTTAGGCATAGGATAGGTACTAAAATCGCCTATCGTGTCTCGGGAACTTTTCGTCAAAATACCCGGTCTTATTTTGGTTATTTTGTATATTGATTTTACCTGCAGTCTTGTTCCGCTTTTCTGCAATAAAAAAGAGCCTACAACCCTGCGGATCATAGGCTCCCTTACTTACTCTGCTGAGTTGATGAAATCCTGGCAGTCCAGTTCCCGGTATGCCTTCTCAAAGGTTTCCTTCGGACTCCATGATACATAACCGTCCGGATATTTCACAGCGTACCCAGGTACTCCGTTCTTCTCCTTTGGCTCAGCTTTTACAATTTTCACGCCGATATAGTTTTTCATAATGCCACCGTTTCCTCCTGTTATTTTACTCTGATGGTGTCTCATGCGATAATAAGGGGCAGCTTTTCGGCCGCCCCGATGTGATACCTTTTCAGAACTTACGCTTTGATTAACTTTCCTTTTTTGAGAAGATTAACCATCTTGGTGTTCTGTGCTGCGGTATATGCGTAGTTTGTAATGCCGTTTGCGGCCGCAATCTTGGCACGGTGTGCCTTTGATGTGTCTTTCTCGCCAACAGCAGCAAGCGCCGTAATAATAGACCCCGATTCTCCTTCATACTTAGGATAACAAGTATTTCCATGTCTCGGATTTCCGGAAACAACAACTACCGTATGGCCTTTGGTTTTTGTGACGAGTACATCACCGTTGAACAATTCCGTCTTTGAAGTTACTGCAACTGTTTCCATAAACTGCCCGGTTGCTTTCAATGCCGAAACCTCAGATGCCGTATTGAAATTTCCCGGATCAAAGCCAGCCTGGATGCAGCACGCTCTCACAAGTGAACTGCAGTCTGCCTCTGTCTTTACGGAAATTTTAGAGAGCTTTCCGGCTTTTCTCAGCTGTTCGATCACATTACTTCTATGCCCCTGGCAATATCCGATATTGTCGTTTCTGCATCCCTGCAGCATAGCTTCCGCAATGGCATTTGCTACCGCGACTCTCTTTGGTCTCAGACAGTACCAGCCTTTTGAATGGACGTAGTATGCCTGGGTTGATACCTCGTTTCTAGTCTGATCTCCCGGCTTTCCTCCGGAGACATGACCGTTCTCGTCAATTCTTGCGCTTCCGACTACTAAACTCATAGTTTTTCCTCCTAACAAAAATAGGGCAGTCTTTCGACCGCCCTGTGCTTACAATATGTTCTTAGATTACTCCTCGTCCTCGCTGTTGGAACCGATGTTAGCTGAGTCAGTCAAGCCTTCACCGATGATGTACGCCACTACGGACGCTCCCGCCATAATGAGTGCTGTAACCTGTGTTGCCGTGTTGTCTGTGCCGCCAGTAGCCAGGATCATCATAGATACGAATGACGCTACCGCAGTCCATAACTTTCTGCTTGTAAGTTTTCTAACCCAATCAATTTTCTTCATGTTTCTTTACCTCCTGTTATAAAAATGAATTTTTTTCCATGCACTTCTGATAAACTTTGTCTATCTCGGCAATGGCATTTACTGCTTTGCTGTTCTTATATTCCGGATGCTCTGCGCAATAACGCTCGTAGTCCGAAACATCATCCAAAATCTGATTGAAGAACTCCTCGGAATGTTTGACATCCCTTCTCAACTCATCGGCAAATCGCAGGATTCTTGTGCGGCATTCGTCCGCATCATCTTTATCCATACGCCTTTCGAGCTTGTCGTGCTTTTCTCCCAGGTCTTTTAACTCTTTCTGCACTGATTCCAGCTTATCCATAACGTCCTTATTCATCGACTTTCCGATGGCTCTCATACCGTTTCTGATAATCTTTCCAACTGCAGACCACGGATTTACCTTGATGGGCGTAATCTGCACCAGTGTCAAGAACAGCAGTAGCGCTCCACCACTTGCAAGAATTTCATTCAAAGACATTGGCTCTTTTACCTCCTTCCCAAACGCACCGTAGTTCCCGCGGTACGTCCGTAATATCTGCCGCCTTTTCACCCAAAATGGCCTCTATTACTGCATAAAGAATGGCATCCGCACGTGGGTCCTTATCGAACCGGTACAGATGCCACACCAACTGATTATGCAGGTTCAGCAGACTTTCTTCGTCTGCCTCGGTATTGAGAAAGCCTAACTCTGATGCCGCCCTTTCCAGGCGGTCATAGTCGTAAAATTCTGCATAGCGGATCATGCTTCGTATTTCTCACCTGTGATTTCTTCGTACTCACTCGCTGTGAGCTGGCCCGCTTTTACAAAAACTGAAACATCCTCTTTCGTGTAGTAGCCTTTGTCGTAGTACCTTTTTGCTGTGTTGAATAATCTTGATTTTGTTACTTTCTTTGCTGCCATGTTAATTTACCTCCTGTTCTGTTGTGTTTGTGTCGGCTGCCTCCTGCATCTGATTCAGAAGAATATCCGCAAGCGTCTCGTCCTGTGAACTCTGTGTCTCCATAATCTGCATCTGATTCAGAAGTGTATCGGCTGTCGCCTGTTCCTGCTGTTCAAACTTTTCAAGAATCACTGACATCTCGGCGGATGCCAAAATCTCTAAATACTTCTCGTATTCAGCGAGACTCATTTGGCATTCGTCATACTGGAAGGCGTCGTTATCTTCCGCGTCCTTAACTTCTGTGATGTTCTTTCTGAGGTAGACCGTCGTTTTCCCGACCTCCACCTCCTGCGGCTCGCTGTAGCCTGTTACGGTTTTCCATTTCATTTCGCTCATTCTCCTTTCTGCTATGCTTTGAAACCATACGTTTTAGCTGCTTTACATTGGCTTTTGGTTTGATATATTTCAAATACGAATCATACATATCTGCATGTTCGTACCATCCTAAATGTGATAGAAGCTGCTCTGCGTCGTAAAAAGTAATTCTTTCCTTCTTATCCATTTTTGCTGCTTTTCGGGTAGTCCTTATCATGTGACTCTTTCGCATGATTGTCTTGTCTCGATAGAATAGGTAGCCGCATACGTCGAGCGGTCTGCCATGGATTTCCCCTTTTCGGTCTTTCCATTCAATCGGAAACACTTGATGATTGTGGTTGATTTCCATGTTGTATTCACGCTTCATGTACTCAATCGAATCTCGCTCCACTTTATGTAACTTTTTCTTGTTTGGACCGAAGGCAATAATATCATCCATGTGCCGAATGCTATATTCTACGCCGTCCTGTTGACTTAACCAGTGGTCGAACGGCGTAAAAAGAAAGTGTATATGCCATACGCTAGTAGGCGATCCTGGAGCCAATCCAAACGGACTCGCACGAATCACCTTGTCATTTTCAATATTGAAATCAGCATCCTTCACTTTTTGATGCCAGCGCTCAATCAAAATATCTTGATCCACCGATGGGTAACAATGATGTACGTCCATCTGCAGGCAATACCGCGTCCCCTTCGGATCTTTCCGAAGCCATTTACTAATAGCCTGTGCCGTTTGCAATGGCCCGCGATTTTTCAATGAGCCATGTGCATATTCATAAAGGCTTTTCATCACAATAGGTCTTATCTGAGATATGAGAACGTGTTGTATCATCTGATCGTATTTGAAGTGCGGTTTTGCAATTTCTCTACGCTTTCGCTTTATTCCCTCTCGTATTTCGCACAATTCGTATGTATTAAATACGGTTGAGTGATTCTTCATTATATCGTGCACCTTCTCTGATTCCTCGTCGATATTCTCAATGACTTCCCGGACACACCGTTTCTTCATCTTGCCATTTTTGGATGCTTCCAGGATGCAGGCTTTGATATTCTGAACCTCGATTGCTGGCCCAAATATGTTGTTATATGTTCTCACAATTTTGTGTAACTTGCTGCTTATCGCCTAAAGAGCTTTCGTTTTCTACTAACCCTTTCCCTTGACACCGCATTTTCGTGCGGCCGGCTTAATTTCCCCTCGATCCCTTATGGGTAGGTGTGTTTCAACGCCCTGTGGGGTAGGATAATCACAGGCATTTGGTTAATGCCCCATGTAAAGATAAGCACGAGCCGGGCCGATGTTCCAATTCGAGTTAGAAAACGGATTGTTGACGTTGAAGGCGGCCCCGACGTGGAGACCGTTGTTGCAATTCGCGCCCCAAATGAGGAAGGCCCAGGAAGCGCCTGTGAAAACCCCTGTTTACAAGCGTACAGCTTTATATCCTTTCTAAAAATTCAGTTATGTGGGGGCGGTCCCCCACTCCCCCCGGCGGCTACGCCGCTATGGGCTGTTTATAAGCAAGAGCCGGGCCGACGTACCAAGTCGAGTGAGAAAACGGAACGTCGACGTTGAAGGCGGCCCCGACGTGGAGACCGTCGCTGCAACTCGCGCCCCAAAAGAGGAAGTTGAGCTGCGCCGTCGAGAACCAGCAACCATCCGGCTGATATGTGGTTTCTGAACCGCTGACATCAATCGGGAGCTCTCCGTACTCCGTCATTTTGGTTTTCTTAATATATCCTCCGTTGGTTCCTGCAATCGTAATTCCGGTGTTCGTATAACCGGTACCGTCGATATTGTATGGCGGATACGGTTTCGTCAAAATCTTTCCGCTAGTTGTATAGACTACGCCGTATGTACGATCCCATCTGTCGCCATAATAGTTTTCCAGCCAAAAGAACTTAACTGCTGCATTTCCGGATGTTCCATAGAACATCCCCTTGCTCTTTAATGTGCCGGTTGCTAACAAATTGGATGCCTGCGATCCTCCGGTATAATGACCGTTGCCAAACGTCGCCTGCAGGTCTGTAGATTTTCCAAGCAGGAACAAAAGATGTGTTACCATCTGTTTATCCATCCAGTCGTCAAACTGCCAACCTACACCATTTGCTTCGATTTGTGTCTTTTCTGTGGCGCCTGTCTGCGAGTTCATAGGTGTCTGACCGGCGATTGAACGAACCTTGCTCGATACGCTTGAACCCTCGAACATTGGCAGATAGATATAATCCAACTCGTTACCGTTATACATGTGTGCATAGCATTTATAATCGTTATCAATCTGCTGATCTGATACACGAACATGCTGGATTCCATCTACGCCCTCCCAGCGCTTGAAATACATCTTTGGAAACTCTACCATTGCATTTCCACTGTAGGACGCATTGGCGACGTCGGATGTACCGCCACTCTTTTTCTTGGTCTGATCATCGTGATCCAGCTCATAATCTACCGATCCATCATATTTCAGCATGACCGGTCTAGTGCCAGTGATGAAGAACGCATTCGCCCACGGTCCAAGATCATAAGCTCCTGTGGACTGATTTACCGTCATAGGCGACCATCCTGCATTGTCAACATCGGACGGATATGAAACCCTTGTCTTGGGATTGCTGTCGTTCTGATCAATGTCAAATCCGTACAGCTGATATTGTTTCGGCGTTGCGCTTGCTCTATTTGCCGGATTCCGGTTGAACACGTTGTAATCTGAATAAGGGAACGCTGTGTAGTAATACGTGGTTCCGTTCGTCAAGCCTGTGTCCTTATATGGGATTGTCGCATACTTTCCAAAATCCTCTCTCTTGATGTCAAGGACTTCAACTCCGGCTTTTTCCGTATTCGGATAATCGGTGTCCTTCCTCATAATCTTCACGCCTGCAACCGTGCAGAGCGTCTGACCGTCGATCACAGTATCGCTCGGCTCCTTGATAAAGAGCTTTACTTCTCCATTGCCTGCAGTTGCTGAAAAAGAAACCGTATTGCTCGGCGCAATTCCTCCGGAACCGCCGTCTGCAATTTCCTGTGATAAGCTTTCGACAGCCTCTTTTACAGCATCCAATGTAGGCTTATCTGCTACTTTAATTGTCTGTTTCATTCTTAAACCTCCTGTTTTTCATCGTCAAAGGTCACCATAAGGCACCCGTCGTCGCTTACTCCGAGTTCTATTCCCGATAACGATTCTTCGAGTTGTTCTTTTAAGAAAAGTGTGTTTTCCAATAGCTGCTTTGGTGCGGCATTGATATTATCTGCGTGAGCAGGATCGGTCACTTCCGTTACCATGATTGAGTTGGAAAACGTAGGCTTTTTTGATGTGTATTCTTTCATTCTCTGCCGCCTCCTTAAAATACGTCATTCAGCACAAAGGTCTGCTCGGCATCATCGTCTTTTCCTTTTCTTGAGAAGGTCTTGATGCAAACTATGTCGCCCTCTGTGTCGTACAGTCCTATTTCGCTGATTTCCACTCCTGCAAGTTCAGTTTCTTCTAAGGTGCATTCGTACCTGCAGGTTGTAGGTTCTGGAAAAGAATATCCATCAATTTCCTTGCGATACACTTCTTTGTTTAATTTCGACTGCGTATCGGTCGGAGGAATTACGGTACCATCAGTTGTAACACCACCAGTTCCGAAAGCCATTCCGACTATTTTCGGAAGCGTGATTGCTCCAGCTCTTGCCTTTACCAGCTTTTCTCTGCCTTTTTTTGTAATGACTACGTTTTTTGCTTCGCTCATTAGATTGTCTCCTTTCTGTAAATTGAATTAAAGTTCCTTGAACCGTCAAGTGCTCTCTTGCCGTCCAGGAACCAGTAATTCCGAGTTTTAGTAATAACTTCGCCGCTTATACTTTCGGGTGCTCGTTTTGTCTTGAACGAATTTAGCACTGTCATTCTTATATTGCCGCGGCTATTCTGTAGCAATATATTTCCATTGAGTTGTTTTTTTCCATTAAGGTATACAGATTGCCAAAAATCACAATCATAAATATGTGTTATCTTTTGAGTTATCTCCTCCTCTGTTTTCTGTGACCAGTCTGTATAAAATTTTGCAACAATCCTTTCGTCTATACAGAATTTCCCGAAAATGTTTTTTATGTTCATTTTTGCGTTATACAGTCTAGTCGCATTTAGCTTTTCCTTTCCATCTAAATTCCATCTTCCGTCCAAGGTTCTGAGTTTCCAAAAATTCACACCGAATGTACAAATGTGTGAATTACTTATTGCCTCTTCTGTCCTTATCGTTGACGCATAACGGAATGCCAACTTAGCAACCTCAGTATTTTCCATATTTCCCATATTGTATCTAAACCCAAGTATGAGGTTATAATTCCTGCAAGCATCAAGAAGCAATTTTCCATCCAGGTCCCAACTTCCGTCAAAAGTTCGACATTTCCAAAAAGGTACATTGTAGGAAAAAATAATTTTTTTTAGCAAAAATTTTTCGAGTGCCCTGTGGTCTACTGCATATTCTGATCGATAGTTAATTGAGAATATTGTATGTGACTGTTTTAGCTCGTTCAGCAACGCCTTTGCTCTTTTTGCTGGTAATATTCCTTCGCCCATAAAATATGCCTTAAAGGCATTCGGGTGTGGAGCCACGAAACCATAATCTCCCGGATCATTGATGTCTGCAATTCGTACATCAAATCCGGTGGCGGTTTTTAAGTACCCTTCCATCCGATACGGTGTCATTGGTGCCCGATAGTCTCTCTTTCGGTAAATCAGCTGTCGCCTCTCCTCGTATGGAAGATTTTCTCGCACCGGCAGTCCCCACTTAATCTCGTGGTACATCAGTCCCCATGTGGCAGTTTCCGGGAACAGCTGGTTTAGAATATCCTCAGCTATTTCTCTTGCCGTGTCGTATTCCTGGCCCATGACCTCGTACAGCCACTTTCCAACATAGGAATTGTCGTAGAAGCCATCGGACACTGAGGCAATCATGTTCTTCGCACTCTCACTGACCGGGAAATTCTCTAAATCCAACTTTTCCACATTCCCACCCCCTAACTAAAATTAAGGGTACCGGTGTCCGGGTACTCCTCGCTTTTCAGAGTGATGTTCTGTGTTTTCCCATTCATTGTGAATGTTTCAAAGTCCTCGACTCCTGCGATTGCGGAAATCAGCGGTCTTACATCGTTGTATCTCAGAACTCCTTCGGTTTTCGCCTGCGCATAGACTGCTCTCACGGCTTCCGTAAAGTCTGCCTTGATCTGCTCGATGTCGGTTGTTTCATCGTAGCTGAGGCCTGTAATAGCATAATTTACAGCAACCGTTGTGGCTGCCGCACAAGTTAGTTCTGCCGTTCCGGTAGGAAGCAATCTTGCTGACCTGTCATTCGGAGAGACGATGTAGTTATACACATCCTGCACCAGCTTCTCATTGGCTGGTTTTCCGTTTCCGTCTACCAGCACCAGTTTCACCGTGCCAGGGCCATTCCAAACAGGAATAACTATCGCATCTCCTGCTCCTGCCTGTTTCGCCCATCTCTTATAGTCCGTATCGTTCCCCAGGTAGGTCATGCTGTTGTCGTACTCTGCGGCAATCCTGTCGTAAAAATCATCGTCTGTCTCTCTTTCAGTACCGCCACGAATAGGCTCCGGATTGTTAATCTCGGTCACATTCTTATTGGGTACCATCATCAGCACGACCGTATTCGCCGCTACATTAGAACCTGTGCCTGCTTCAACCGCTGATACTGGTATAAGCACTGATCCTTCGCTTCCAACAACCGCATCCTCTGTGGTGGCATACTCAATCGACGGGCCGGTTTCGGTTGCCGCCGTACAGAATACTGTTCCGGATAAAATCTCGGTTCCTTCTGCAGCTGTGATTTTCACATAGCCAAAAGCCGGTTCCGCTTCGTGCCTTGTAAGATGCACCTGGCGACCATGGAGGTCTAGCCATTCATCCCAGGCATATTCCGGAAACGCAATCATCAGTGCCCTTACGATATGAAAATTGATAATTTCGTCTTTTTCCAATGCTGCAGGCATTGTCATATCATACGGAAAACCACCAGGCATATCGTCGATGTCGTCCGGCAAGTTGTTCATCATTCGCTCGTGAATTTCATCTGCCGAGTTTCCTTCCAGGAACTCCGGTCTGTTAAATTCCGGCTGCATACTCTCCACCTCCTTTACAAGCTAATCTCTATTTCTTCATCCCAGTTGCTACCCTTTACCTTGAAGGTTACGTGCATCTGATCTCCTTCCCAGGTAAATTGAAAATCCCGGACATTTTCTGCCCGGGGATTTACCATAATTGCATCTGTGATTGTTCTTTCCGCCATAGACTCAACGGTTTTTTCGTCGTCATTATCCATGGCACGTTCCATCTCGGTACCGATTGAATCGGGGTACGCCAAACAGCGGTACCGCTCTGTCTGCGCGATCTTAAAACACCAAATGGCGAAGGCTTCTTTGCCATCGCATTCCTTGATCCGGTGCGCCCCATCTCTCACGAAGTCTCCCAGTTCCGGGTCCCACTTCATGCTCCTTTTGTACTGAGTGTCGTACTGGCTGTCCTCCGAGATAAAATCCGGTACCTCAACAACCGGAAATAGTGGCTGTGACATTTGCCTCGCCTCCTTTATGATTTCTCGATCACATCAATTACGACTGCTTCACTCTGAATCCAGGCAACCAGCACTCGGTCCCCCGCTTTCACTGCCGGTATCGTTACGCTGTGGCTATGAAGAGGAACGCCCGACGGTGCTTTGTTGAGCCAGCTCTGTTCCGAGGTTGAAAGCGTCAATCCTGCAGCCAGCCTGCAGATCGTGTAGTCCCCCTTCGGTATTGGCACCGGGAACGTATTCGTTTTCAAGCTTCCGTTCGCCTGGATTTCTCCAAAGTCCAAAGTCAACGGAGACTCCGTTTTCTGCGAGGTTCGCCTATCTAACACTTGTGCCAGTTTCGCTGTCCCTGGATGTCCGTCAAATTGGTCCATCTATATCACCTGCCTTTAATCAAAAGTTCCGTCGTCAACCCACCCGTACACATTGCTTCCACTGTCCGTGTGGATCAGATGCCAAGGGTGCGCTTTTCCGGAACCGTTCTTAATCGTAATCTTTGCTTTTCCTGCCCTGGCTTTGTAGCCTTTTGAGCCTGGGTAGCTGCTCACGTAATGGGTTCCGCCGTGAAAATTCACGATGTCGCCAACATTGTAATCTTTCTTTTTCTCGGAGCTTGCCTTTTCCTTCTTTGGTTCTGCAAGCTCCAAATCCATCGTCATGCTGTAGGTGTCTGCTGTGTGCTGGATGCCCTTCACGTAGTAATACGACTGGGCCAGTTCGCTCATTACATACACCAGGTCGCCTTTCCGGACAAACGGAACATCCGGAGACTGTACCTTAATCTCCTTCTTAATTTTTCCTTCATCGTCCAAGATTTCCTGTGCTGCAGATTTAGCGTCCGCAAGGCTTTCGTCCTTACCTCTCGTATAAATTCTCTGACGGATGCCGTACTTTGTCTCACCATTTACCGTGGCTTCAACACTGGTTCTTCCATCATCGTCTGCCTTCCCTACGACCTTAACCCTGGTAATCATATCTGCTGTGCTTATGCTCTGACTGAACATCTGTGTATTATCTGTCCGGAATACATACACCGTCTTATTACTTCCTCTCGGAATAACAGATGTCTCGCCTTTCCTGGCCTGCACAAAGCACTGTTCCTCGCCCTTCTTCGCCGCATCGTCCAACAGATTGATGATGATATCTGACAGATACTTATTGTTCTCCACTGTTTTTCCGTGAGAAGCATTTGGACCTTGGTATGACCCTTGCGGTATCTCCCAATCATCAAGAATCCCTTCTATCGCCGACTTTGTGCCGGTTCCGGAAGGGAAGTATCTGTTGTCCTGGCTCTTTTGCAGTTTGTAAAGTTCGTCGTAGCAGGTACATTTCAACGTATGTCCTCCGCTCTTTTCAACTGGATTCCATGTTTCCACGTACCCTCGTGCTACTTCCTCGTCCTGGGAAGCACCGTCGGTTGCGAATACTCCGACCAGGCACCCCGGCTTGATTATCTTCGACAGATAGCCTTTGGATGTCTTATCATTCTTCGCCACAAATGAGGTTCTGACGGATAACTCGCCATCGTTTTCTTCCCATCCGAGATTTTCAATGTACTCCTTGATGTTGTACTGTTTCTTGCTTTCGTCCATAACGACGACCCGGTACTGGATTTTCGCCAAATCAATCATAGCGTGCCTCCTATCCCGGTATTGTCAGAACTTCTCCCGGCCATATCCAGTGACCGTGATCCGAACTGCTCTTTCCGTGCTTCTTTGCCGTGGACTCTATCGTGTCCTTGTTTGCATCATAAATTATCGTCCACTTGGCGCCGCTTCCCAATTTCTTTGAGGCGATTCCCCACAGCGTATCTCCGGAGACTACTGTGTAGTTTCCTCCGCTCGATGAAGAACTGTCCCTTGGTTTCGTTTGCTTTACAAACGCTGTGATTTTCAGCTCGTTTGTATCATAAATTTTCAGCGGTTTTTTCTGAACAAACGTAATGGAATACTCGACGTTGCCATACGCTCCAACCGGTCTCGGCTGAAATGAAGAAATCGTAACATCCACGTTTATCCACGTTTCCGTTACGATCAATGTAAGCACTGTCTCATTCAACATATAGTCGTTCAGAATTTTTACACACTCATTCGGACTTTTCCAGGCATTCTTCTTGACGATTGCCTCATTCTTCTTTGATGCTCCAAAAAATACGCCGTCCCACGAAAACTCTGAAACATCCGTCCCCTTAGGTACCTTTACGGTACCCAGGGAGATGATGTCAAAACTTTGGTACTTGGCTGCATATTTGCCCTGCACCTTTTCGGGTAGAGCCGGGAACGTAAACTTTGAACCCTTTTCCACCGGAATCAGTTTAATATCCATCGCCTACGCTCCTTTCGTGCTTGATACTGGCATATTGGCGAATACCTCACTTAACTTGTCGGCGATGTTTCCGCCGAGTTCGTCTGCGATCTCGCCTAAGTGCCTTCTGATTACGGCAACAATATCTTCCTCGCTCTGACCTTCCTTCGCCTCAATTTGGAAATTCGGACTAACTGCAACATTCACACTGATTGGACCGGTCTGTGGCGTTGAGGTCGGAACCTCTGAACTTACCGGAGCAAATGTTTCTGCTGAGTTGTCCTCGTAATTGTCTTCTGTGGTTTCGTTATAGCCATAGGATGCGTTTCTTGTCGCCTCAGTGAATAAATTATGGTCTGATACCATATCGCTCAAATTTGAGCCTTCTATGCGACCGCCCTCTGCGTGTTTAGAAACGCCGAGTGCTTCGCCTGCCTGCTCGTACAATTCAAGCGCTCTTGTCCTTCGGCTTGGATTTGTCGGGATAACAAACTCGTCCCAACCTTCCTCTGCCAGCCATGACAGCTGAGGGCCACCGCCAACTCGACCACCTGCAGCATGTTTCGCCGGTGTGGATGTCGTCGTTGGAATTGTCGGCAGTGTCAGCAGGTTGTACTGCGGTGTTACATTTACCGTCGGACTGATACTGAACGGACTCGCCGTTGCTGTGTTGAGAGAGGTCTGCAGGCTGGTTCTCAATCCTGCAGAGCCATTGGTAAGACTTGTTGACGCTCCTGTGTTGAGAGACGTTCCAAGATTTGTACCAGCTGTTTGCCACTCTGCCTGCAGCGTAGCATAATACTCATTCGAGATAGGACCGTAGTTCTCCATGACCGTTGAAAAATCAAAATCGGCCATCTGATCCTGCATATACTGTTGCATGAATGTGCTGAGTGTTTCTTCACTGCCACTGTTTTCCAGTGCATTGTGAAGTGCTTCTGAATAGGACGTCTTGACACTCTCGAAATACTCGCCGTAGTAATCCGACATCTTCTTTTTCAAATCCTCTGAATTTAAGCCGATTGACTCGCCTTCCGTCGGACCCGTAATGGACTCCATGAGTTCCGTCCAATCCTCATTAGTCATTGAGTCCCAGTCGATTGCTTCTTTGATTTCTTCCGCAGACGGTACAGAATCTTTGAAATCCTGCGTGATTTTCTCTTTGGTGCCTTCCGGTACCGCAAGCGCCGTCTGTAAAATCTGAGTCGCAATATCCGTCTGAACTGCCGTATCGAGATTGAGTTTATCTAACCCCATCCAACTTGCCACATCAGCTGCAGTCCAAGTCTGTACGTCCGGGTGCGCCAGCAATGCGTTGTTCAAAGCTGTTTCCAGCTTCTCCTTTGTGCTTCCCTCAATCTCCGGCATATAGCCTTGAAGTGAGGAGTCCCACGCCTCGGCAATCGTTTCCAGGTTGAACGAAGATACTCTTGCGTTAATCTCATTCAGCTGGGCGTAATAGCCATCGGTTGCCTCTTTTACGGCCGCATCGTACTCTTCCTGCGTGATAGCTCCGTCTGCCAGCTGCAGGTTCAGATTTGTGAGCGTGAGCGTAAGCGCCTGCTCGTACTGATCCGACGCATTGCTTACCTGCGTCTGCAGCTCTTCCTGCAAAGCATTGAAACTATCCATATCCAGCTCTGCGCCGGAATACTTAATCTTTAATGTGTCAAATTCCGCATCCGTCCTGGCCTGCGAAATCTTTCCTGTGATAGCCGAAATCTGATCCTGCAAGCTCTGAATTTCTGCAGACTCGTCAAGACTGATAACGCTATCCTCTAAGGCAATATCCACTTTTCCGCTGAGTTCTTTTCCCAAGTCGTCCAGCTGTTTCTTCATGCTGCCGTAGTAACTGTCTATGCCGCTGGTGTCTGCGTCGGTTCCAGTAAGCAGTTTCAAAGCGACTGTTGCCTCGTAATGGTTGTTGTCAATGTAGGACTGGCTATCGCTGATGAAGTTTTCGATTGCACTCTTGTAATCGTCCTTCTGCAGTTCGTCCAGTTTCATTCCTAAGCTGACTTTCCAGTTTTCCTTTTTCAAGGTCGATACTGAAGATTGCAGGTCGCTAAGTGCCTGCTGTGTGTCGCTGGTTGCTGTTGTGAAGGTGTTCAGTCCGTCCGTCATATCGCCGAATGTAATATCACTCGCAATACTCTTGACCTCTTCCAGGGATAACTTAATCTTTCCGAAAGCATTCTTTGCCACGTTTTCGCACTCTTCCTGGAACATAGCTGAAAACTGCTCTGCAGAAACCTCGCTATCGTTCATAGCATCCTGCAGAGCCTTATTCTGAAATCGTACATCTTCGATTGACAAACCGGTTGCCTGGAAAATCTTCTGAGCTTTCTCGGCTTCCTTCTGCATTTCTTCGACATTATCCTGGTACTCTTCTTTGACCTTATTGCCCTTGATCCATCCTGCGATACCTCCGACACCGGCACCGATTAAAGCACCGACCGCTGTACCAAGACCAGGAATTACAGAGCCAAGTGCTGCACCTGCCGCCGCACCAGCTGCTACGCCGCCTGCTTTCCAAGCGGCTGAACCACCGTAAGCGGCTTTCTCGTCCTTATTGTCGGACTTGATAGATTTATACAAATCCATTGCACTACTTACGAGCGTTGCACCACCGGCAATCGCTCCTGCTCCTGCACCCATTCCGACTGCAGATAAAGCTCCTGCGCTTAGTGATGCTCCCCCGGCCAGGTTTCCTGCTCCGAGGTTGATTGCCAGCATTGCTGACTTTCCGAGAAGTCCGGTACCCATTGCGGACGAACCGAGCATTGCTGCCCCAAGTCCCATTTCTCCGGTTCCCGAACCTAATACTGTCTTTCCTGCTTTCCCCAGGCTGATCGCTCCTTTGCCGAGGCTGATAAACGGACTGGCAATCTTACCGAGCAATACAGCTGAGAATACAGACGACAAATCTGCAGACTTACCGCCCGGAAGCAGTTTACCCGCATTTGATACCAAATTACCGAGTCCGTCCATCAACTTCGCAGATACGGCATCGAAATCAAATCCCTCTGAGAAGCCTTTGGCGAACGACGCTCCGATACTGGTTCCCTCGTCGAATGTTTCCGAGATGTCAATACCAAGCATTGTCATAACACCGATCTTAATTCCGCTACCGATGCCTTTTCCGATGTCTCCGGCGAAATCAGCAAATTTTGCTTTTCCTTTGGTGTCCCACCATTCCTTGAACGGATCAGCAATAAATTCATCCCAGCTCAGTTTCACCTTGCCGAGGAAATCTGCGTTTTTCCATTCTTCCGACTCTGTTAAGTCGTGGAATTTCTTCTTCATGCGGTCCACCTTTGTATCTACCCAGTCCATCATTTCATCAAGACCGGATTCAACCGCCGGCATCTGATCGGTAAGCCAATCTGCCAGGCTTCTCACGTATGGAGATAACCTCTCACCAAACGAGATTTTCACTCCGTCTACCGCACTCTGCAGCAACGTGATAGAACCCTGCAGGTTATCCATCATCGTTTCAGACATATTCACTGCCGCTCCGTCTGCATTGTTGATGGCATCTGCCAACTTGTTATAGTCCTCTTCTGAGGCATTCAAGATAGCAAGCAAACCTTTCTGTGCCTGTGTTCCTGCGATTGTATTTGCCAGGTTTGACTTCTGCTCAGCCGTCATACCTGCCGTAGCCGTCCTTAACTCACCCATCACATCAGATAAATCCCTGGCCTGTCCGTTGGAATCAAAAAAGCTGATGCCTAAGTCTTTCATAGCATCAGCCGCTCCATTGGTGTTCGTCGATAATCTCGTGAATATTGAGTTGAGTGCCGTACCGGCCATTGTCCCCTTAATTCCAGTATTTGCCATTAAGCCTGTCATAAGGGCAACATCTTCTATGGAGTAACTGAGCGACCCCGCCATAGAACCTGCATATTTGAAAGTCTCGCCCATTCCGGAGACTGTCGTGTTCGCATTTGATGCAGCCGCCGCCAAAACATCTGAGAAGTGTCCGGCATCACCGGCCTTCATATTGAACGCCGTGAGCGCATCCGTAACAATATCGGATGTTGTTGCCAAATCTTCTCCGGAAGCTGCTGCTAAGCTGAGAATACCTTCAATACCGTTCAGCATATCGTCGGTTTTCCATCCAGCCATCGCCATATAATTAAACGCCTGTGCTGACTCTTCGGCTGTGAATTTCGTGGTTGCTCCCATTTCCTTCGCCTTATTCGTCAGTTTGACAAGCTCTGTGCTGGTGGCTCCGCTTATAGCCTGGACCTGTGACATTGCGGCCTCGAAGTCCTTGTATGTCTCTATCGTGTCTTTCAGACCGATACTGACTCCCAGGACCGCTCCAACTTGGAAGATCGGATTCTTCAACAGGTTTATGATCCCTCGAACCGGGGAGGTTATGAGGTCAATCGCTCGCATTGTAACGCTCCACGTTTTCCCTGCAAAACTCCTTAACCCATTACCCAGCGTAGAGAGTACCGGACTGATCCGTTCCTTCGCTTCAAGCAGGACTTCGTACTTTTCTTTCGCCCAGCTCGCCAGGCTCTTCTCGGTTTTCTGAGCTTGCTTGTCAAACTTGGAAACTGTGTCGCTCGCTTTCTTGGCTGAACTATTTGCACTATTGGCCGCTCGTTCCATCTTCTCGAATTTCTTCGTAGCGTTGGAGACTCCCGGATCGGTATTATCGACCGTCTCAATAGGAATTTCGATTCTAAGTGTTTCCGCCACCGTCATTACCTCCTTTCTGTGATTCTAGGGTTATCCGCATAGACGCAAGCATGAACGCCTGCACGCCTTTCGGTTTCTCGTAAAATTCATCGGGGGTTATTCCTGTCTTTTGGAATATGTGATGCAGCAAGCACATCTTGCCCCCGGCTTCAATTAGTTTTTTGCTACTTCCTCAATGTTGCTCTCGTAGCCGCTGAGGGTGTCGATCGCATCAATAATACGGTCTTTCTCGCCAGCTTTAAGTGTATACTCGATTACATCCAGGCCGGACATAATCTGAAATCCTTTGCTTTCAAGCGCCTGCCATACCTTCTTGTTGTCCCATAACTTCTCTCTATCCTCTGCGATAGTCGCCTTGTGGATGATTGCTGACTGGTACTTGATACGGTCTGTGTCCTCCGGCATCTTGATACCGAGCTGCTTATTACGAACATACTTTGTAAATTTCTTACGGCACTTGTCGTACTCCTCTGAGCCGAGAGGTCTGATAGAGAATGCAAAAGCGAGCTTGTTGTTTCTGACAATCTCAATTCTCTGTGTCTCCTCTTCGTCGGAAGCAAAATCTGCAGCCGCAATCAGACCAGCGATGAAATCCTCCTCATTCGCTCTGATCACCTGCTTTGTTTCCTCTTCGTTTGTCTCCACTGTGCTTACTGCAGGCTGAGTATTCTCCTCAGCTGTTGCCTCGCCTACTGTTACGCCTTTTACAAATTCTTTAGCCATTTGAATGTCCTCCAATTCTTTTTTTGATTAAATAAAGGGGAACCACTCCGGCTCCCCTGCTGGTTTCGTATGTGGTACTCCTTATCTGTCTACGCCGAGTAACGACTGTAACTTAGGCGGTCTGTTGACAAAGAAGTTCCAGTTTCTCTTGATAACATCGCCGACAGTGACATTCTGAATGTCTACCTGTCCGGAAGGAATACACTCCTTATAAACCACACGTTCCTCGGAACCATTGCGGCCGAGAAGTGAGCCCTGGAAGTTCCAGTGTGGCATATTCTGTGTTTCTAATGATTCCATAAGTGCCTGGATAAACTCATCGTCCTCCACTACGATCTGAGACATTGTGAGGCTGACGGCAAATGTATTGGCTGTCTCGTGTTCCTGTGCATCTCCAAGTACGCTATACTTTGCGTTGTTCCAGTTTACGTTGGATGTGAATGTGTCAACCGTAGCAAGTAAAACGCCGTCCTCACTATAAAACGCTCCATCCTTGCCAGTGCGTGCATGCCTTGAATCGGCTGCTGCTCTTTCATTTCTCATTACTTCTTACCTCCTTCTATTCGTTTGTGCTGAAACGGAAGATGAAGCTGAGGTAGATATGCTCCATAGAATCCTTGTCGATTACATCGATGACAAACCATGCGCTGTCTCCATCAGCAGTGTAAGCGGTACTTTCAGTTACCTTGCAAGCAGTGAGCTTACCCTCTTCTTTCATTGCATCGCCTACGCCCTGCAACTGAGAAATTACAGTTGCTCGACCGTTGGTGTCGTTGTCTACCTTGCCTACCAGGTTGTCAGAGGTGGTGTTGATACGTCTGATAAGCTCGAAACGAGTCTTAACACGGCGAATCTTTTTCCAGCCATCGTCCTGGTTGTCCTTCGGCGTAATGAGGGTGTTGATCGCATTATCAATCCACACCTGCTTGGCCTTGTTATAGCTGAGTACCAGGCAACCTTTCTTCTCTGCAGCAATCATTTCAGTGTTTGTCAGCTTTTCCTTGATCTCGGAGAAACCGTTGACTACTGTATGAGTGAGCGAAGAGTTTGCCGCTACTGCGCCGATCATACCGGCAATACGTGCTGCAGTCTGATAACCGTCGATCTCCGTACCCTGCTCATTCACATGGGCATTGAGAACGTAGTGCATCTTCTCGTCATTGAATGAAGCGGCGTGTACTTCCCTTGTTTCCAGGTCTACCGTGTGCTTCTCAGCAACGACCGCCTGTGTAAGGGATGCCGCATCAAAAATACGATTGATGAAGCTCTGCAGAAGCAGATGTACCGAAGTGTCCTCGGTATCGACGCAGATTGTGTTAAACTCATACGCCTCTACCTGCTTAAACGCATTGGAGTAGTCCCCATTCGTTACCTGCGGATCAGTTCCCTTTGTAAACTGGGACTGAGACACGTTCTGTAATGTTACAGTGCCGGACTTGATAACCTCTGCCTTGAAATTCTTGGAAGATGCCAGCGCATCCACAAGGGCATTAGCTTCGTCTGTTCCGGCGGCAAATTCTACCTTCTCAAACTCTGTTGTACCGGCATAAAAAATGCACTCTTTGAGAGTGCTGTCTGAGAGCTTTTCACGGACTGTTACTACAAAGTCCTTTGCTCCGGGATATTTGGCTGTGATGCTTACTGCATCTGTGGCTTCGCTGTCCTGCAACTTGATACTGCCCTGAGTACCGCCGTTACCGACTCTGCAGGCGATGATCGTCTTTGCGCCACCAGCGATTGCCTCCTTCATTGCGTCCGTAGTAAGTGCGGTACCGAATGTTCCTTCGTAGCCATCCTCTGCAGATAATTCGATTGCCTCATTGAGAGGACCAAAATCTGCACGGAAGATTACTGCGGTAACACCATTCATAACACCGGCGGTGGCGTTTCCACCTTTCTTCTGAATGTTGAAATAGGTACCAGGACGCACCTTAGTTTCGCCTAAAATGAATGTTCCTGCCATTTCTACTTAACCTCCTTCTGTAAGAACTTGCTTACAATTTCCTTTGCCTCTGATACTGTGTACTCGGCTTTGCCGTCAGTTTTCAGAGCGGCTACAACACATTCCTGCATTGTGCCAAATACGCTTCTTGCGTTGCCTGCAAGCTCGCTTACTGTGTAAACGGACTCTGCAGGGGCCTTTTTCTCCGGCTTCTTTTCTGCCTTTGTTCCAGCAGGTGCCGGAGTTGCTGTTTCCTTAGCCATGCTTTACCTCCTTAACTGTAATTTCCATGAGCTGCCGTAAGCACATGAGGCTTAGCCTTGTACCTAAGCAATCCATAGTGACCTGTGATGAATACCTGGCCTTCCTTCAAGTAGTCAGATTTGTAATTCACCTGCAGTCTCTTAATGAACATAGGCGAATAGTCCAGCATAATTACCTCTCCGTCGAATGACAGGTGGTTGGCAATGTCTGCGGCCATCTTCAATCTCACTGTGTTTTCCGGGCATAAAACATGGACGGCAATTCTACCGTCCATCCAAGCCACTGTATTTGTTTCTTCCTGCTTCTCAGATGAAATCAGTCTGCAGTAAACCACCGGCTGATCCGCTGAGGCTTCGGTTATTTCCTCCATCCGGTCATATCCCATTACCAGGCATTCCGGGTACAATTCCTTGATGTACTTATCAACCGCCATTACCGGGTCCGGATCGGATGTCTCCATAGACGGATATTCCAGGATGTCAAATCTGACTTCACAGCCGATTACAACACCGGCTTTTCCTGCATCCTCGCCCATAGTAAACGCATCCGTTCTCGCCCAAGTAAAGCAATACGGTGTACCGCCTTCCGGTAGAAGGATCACATCACGCAGGCATTCCTTCACGATAGGTGCTATATCCTCCGGGAATGTGTCTGCCGTATTCTGACAGAATATCGATACCGAAAGACTACCGGCGCTGTTTCGTTCTTCGTTTGCCTGCAGGTCATAGTTGTAAGTTACCATAGGGTACTGCGTTTCACCGCCCCACCCTTCCTGTTCGTCGCCCGGTGCTTCCGGACTAAAAACAGCAGGCACACCGTTGTAGGTTGTAAGCCTCTCTGCGAGTGCTGCCGTACTGACGAACCTTTTCTGAATCAGTTCTTCCAGCTTCACTCTGTCACTCCTTCCTCAGTGTCCTGCTTTTCGATGCCGTAGGTCTTGACCTCCGACATATCGTGTGAATATCGGATTTCCCACTGAGCGTCTACCGCTTCATCAATGGGAATCCGAAAGTGATTAGTTACATTGCCGATACCCGGATGATACTGGACGATCAGCTCCTTCTCGGTGGCTGATGTTACAAATCCGGCTTTACCTTCCGGCCATGTGCGATGCTTGCCATAGACCAAATCGCCCCTGGCAATCTCGCTCAAATCGAAGGTTGCTATCGGCTGTTCTACTACCAGTGCCATATATCATGCCTCCTTAGCCATACGGCTCCTTGTAAATTTTCTCAATTTCCGGGGTTGCCTTCTCCTTGATCTTGTCTACGAATGGCCTTGCTGCCATTTTCTTCGTTCCGTTTTCAAGGTAGCCAGCATACTTCTCTTGGCTTTCCAGCTCTGCAATGATTTGGACTCCGCCACCAGCGGTACTGCCTTCGCTCTTTACCTGGCCATTCCAGTGCATACGGAGATTTCCTGTACGTCTTGCTGGTGGTTCTCCTGGTGCCGAAGCTGTGTAGGTCGCTTTGCTGTGCGGCTTGCGATATGTTCGCCCGCTTCTCTGACCTTTTAGCACTTCCAGCTCTGCGTTTCTCATAGCATTCACTGCCCTAACGCCCCTGGCTACGACTTGCCGGTTGATTTTGGCTACCTGTCCTTTGACTGTTGCCCTTATGGCACTTCCTGCGCTCCCTGCTTTTCCATCGTTCCACAGTTTCACTTGACATCCTTCCTTTCCTCAGCGTAGTAGATTGTGGATATACCCAAACTACCTACCTCGTCCAGGTCGATGATGTAAAACGTGCGATTCCCAAGTATGAGTTTATCGGACTTCTTTGCTTCCGGACTGCCTGCCTGCACAATCGTATGGGTGCAAACACGGTCTCTCGTTGAATGAGATTCCTTCTGTTCCTTCGTGGACTCGGCAAGACATCCTCTGATAATCTTTGAACCGTCTCCCTCCGGGGCGTTTGCTACCCTTCCGCTTGCTGTTACAACCTGCGTATTTGACTCGACAACAAAATCCTTGAATAAGTTTCCCGGCCTTAAATACATAAATCTCGCATTTATCATCCGTTCCACACCCTCTCGTTTTCGTGCATTCCGGTATGGAAGTAAGGCGGACCATCTACCCCATTACCAAACCGTGGCACTGACACTGACTCCGCCTGGACCTCTTTTTTCAGCTTGTCGTAATCTTCTTTCCAAAGTTTCGCCCTGCCATTCATATCCAGGCTGAGAGGACCGGTCTTTGTGTTGACCTCATACGCAAAACGGCGGCACAAACTTTCAAGGAGCATCAGCTTCGCTCGCTTCCACTTTTTCGGGTATGCGTCGATTGCCGCTTGTATCTCCTCGTCGGTCAATGCCGTCGTATCTGCCAGGCCCTCTACCATCGTGTCTCCAAGCTCAAACCTCATAAGGTCTTTGCCAAACTCTGTGATGTTTCCCGGCTCATATGTGTATGCACCTTTTGGCATTAGGTATCAGCTCCCTCCGTATTGCTGTCTGTGGTTGCGTTACCGCCTGTGGATTCGTTTGAATTACCTTCGGCGGAGAATAAGGTGTCGTGCTGTTTCTGAGCCGCTTTTTTAACCGTAGCACGTGTTTCTAATGCGTGAAGTAAAATCAGAACGCTATCTGACTGTACGCTGGTTACTGCCTTTGCACCGTCGTCTGCATTCATCTGCAGTACATCTACCACAGACTGAATATCCTCCGCGCTGCAGGAAACCGCCGTCACATTGTCACCCTCGCCCTTGACTGTCACGGTAAAACCGGCATTGTCGGAGTCGAACGGTTCAAGCTCTGCGACTGCGGACTTGATCATTTCATCCACCTGCTCCTGTGTAAAGCCTTTGTCTGCATTGGCGACTGCATCGGCAATCATCTCATCCACCTGCTCCTGCGAATAAAGGGCACCGGACTGTTCCGGTACCCCTGCTTCGTCATTTGCGGCTGAGATTACGCCGAGCTTTTCTTCTCTCTCGATGTTTACCACGAGTTCTGCCGGGATTTCATCCCCAATGAAGAATTTTTTGCCGCCATAACTGCAAGGCTTCTTTGCAATTAATCTCATGGCGAAACCTCCTTACACTGCGTCGTAACCGAAGAATGCAAGATCATCTGCAGTTTTCTTCATGTCGTAAGCCATAAGACCCTCGACAAACTCAGAATGTGTTCCAGCCTCGCCCGGGTAGTTGAGTACCGGAAGTAAGATGCCGTTCTCTAACATATCCCAAGTGAAGATGTAACCTGCAGAAGGCTCCTCGATGGAAGGTGTATCTGTTGCATACGCTAACAGGAATGAGTTAGGATCGCCGATGAACTGCATATTTGCAGCCTGGCCTAAACCGGCTTTGTTCTGCACGGTCTGATCGATAACAATTCTGTCAACTCCGAAGAGCTGTGCAAGCACATTCTCGGTAACATTTGCAGGATTTGCAGTTGTACCGCCAAACTTCACTCTTTCGAGGATCGCAGGGTGTACCTTCAACGCATTAAATACGTTGATGCCGAGTCCTAATCTGTTAGGAGTACGTCCGGTTGCCTGTCTCATGGCGGTTTTCTTTGCGTCGAAGAATGCAATAGGATCGCTGTTGCCGTTGCTGAACTTGATAAATTCATTTCCGGAAACAGCTGTATCATCCTTGCCCTGTCCTTCATTCGCCCATACTCCCTGCTTCATAAAGGACTTGGAGAAATCCGAATCCTGGTGGATGTTTGCCTGTGCTGCCATAACCTTAGTTCTCTGCTGGCGAGGGTCTGCAGTACGAGGTCCCTGTCGGCGATTAAGGTCAGTCTGACGAATGGAGTCGATACCCATAATCATCTGATCTACTGTACAAGCATAGGTCTCTGTGTGTTCAGAGATTACTGCAGGGTCAACCTTGCCGTATGCAGGCTTTCTCTGCCAGTTATCACGTAACAGATCCTCTTTGTCGAATACATAATAGTTGTCAGAGGATAACCCTACCGGGCAAACCGGGAACATATTCTTTGCAAGGGTTGTTGAATCCTGCTGATAATAAGCCAGCGCCATAGTAGAAAGCGCTGTGTGTGGTCTGAAAGCACCCTTGGCAATGTCTGCCTGGATGCTCTTTGCTGTTCTTTTCATTTACCATTTTCCTCCTTCTTTATTTTGCGGCGTTCTTCTGATACTTGGAAATCTGAACTCTCACGTAGTCATTCTCAGCCGCATTGCTAAGTGCCACGCCGATCACATAATCTCCGTCAGCTGCCTTTGTTGCTTTTCCTGCTGTTGCAGTTACCTCTTCGCCCTTCTTGATGGCTCCGCCAGCAAGAATGTAGCCGATGTCCTTAATCTGAACATCTACCTGGTCGCCCTTTGCAACCTTTCCGGACTCTGCTCCGGAGATGTCGTTATAGCCTGCCTCAATAATTGCAATGCCTACGATAGGTGCTGTGCCGTCGGTTGCTACGACTACATCTCCATTCTCGTCATATTTGAGAATGAGGTTTCTCACATCGTCGATAGCAGCACCGGCCTGCTCTGCGATTGTCACAGACTGGTTAATCTGTGAGCCGTTGAAGTTTCTCTTTGCCATGGTCTTTTCCTCCTTCCTTAAAATCCTTCCTCAGCGTCGTATGCGTCCATAAGGTCCGGGTTATCTTCCCAAGCCTTAGCCAGCGCATCCGTATAGCTCATGGAAGGTTCTTTCTGCATATAGCTCTTGGCGATACCTTCGATCTTGCCCTCTGCATCACTTACGTGCACAGAGCCGTGGCCGGACTTGCCTACCTCGGAAAAAACGCCGGATTTGTTGACCGCTTCCACGGTGGCATCAAGAACGGCGATCATATCGTTGTATGCAGTTCCACCGGTAGCTCTGAGAGATTTGAGCATAGGTACAAGCTCCTCTTTCTTCTTGCCGATGATTTCATACTTGCCTGCTACGGCTTCAAGTTCTCTGTTCTCAGCATCCTCACGGAACTTTCTGAGTGCTTCGATTTCTGCCTTAACAGCAGGATTGAGTCCCTTGTAGATGTCCTCGCCATCTGCAGGTGTTTCCTGGTTCTGCTCAGGCTTCTCAACAGACTTTGTTACCGCAGGTTTTCCCTCCGGAGTCTGCTCTGTCTGAGCCGGGTCGTCTGCCACGCCGTATCTCTTCTCAATATCTTCGAGAATGAGAAGCTCAGCCTGGGTCATTTTGCTCTTGTCGATCTTCATATCTTCGTTGTCTCCTTTCGACTGTTTCTTTTTGCCCTGGTCCTTTTTGTCCTCTGTGTCTACCTCCGGTTCGTCTCCTTCTCCGGCAGGCTTTCCAGCGGCGGTCTGTGCCTTCTCGATGTTGTCATTCAGCCTTGCAGCCGCAGACTTCATCATTGCCAGGTCACTCTCCGTCACCTCGTCACTCTTTACGATGTTGATTACCTTTCCGCCGGACCAGTTGCTAATCGCTTCCTTCACTACTGCAGTGAACTCGTCAAGGCTCTCATTCATCGCTGTTGCTGCGCCGGTGCTATCCAGCTCCTCATCATTCAGAATCGAACAGAGGCTTGCCTGCAGTGCGTAGCATATATCCCAAATTTCATCAGCAATCTTTCTGTTCTTGATTTCATTGAAACGCTCGTTGAAACTAACAGAGTTGCCTTTCAGAACTTCCTCTACTGCACTGTCGATCTCTTCCTGGTTCATGCCGGCCTTTTTGCCGATGAAACCGAACAATCGGCTGACAAAACCATTCTTATCGCCATTCTCTCCTGTGGACTGCCCCTTTTCGCCTTTACTCTTTGTTAGCTTAATGTGAGCATCCGGATTTGCACCTTCATCTACAAAATCAACCTTGCTGATTCTGAGATTTTTTAACTTTGTTGCCACTTTGCTTCCTCCTTTCCGCAAGATTTATATTAAAAAAGGCACCTTTGCGGTGCCTCTCCTAATAACGGAATGATGTTTCTGTTGCTGATAAACTCTTCTAACTGCTCTACTGTGGACTCTCGCAGGTTATTCAAACCGTAGCGGTCCATAAATTCGAGCAGGAAATCAGAAAAAGGCACCATATCGGATGCCTTGCTGATCTGTTTTATCAATTTGTTCTTTTTGCTTAGATTTGTCTCCATAATGTGAACTACCTATGCCCTTATTACACTCTCGTATGTGGAATTATAAGGTTAAGACTGCTGAAAAACTCAATACGCCCCATTTTTACAAGGTGTTTTCATCTTCTACTTCGACTCTCTCGGCTTCTCCTTCGATTGAGAACATCGGATATGTGCCGTCCTTAACCTTTTCCCATACATCCTCGTCGGTTACTTTGAAGCCGATCCACCAACCAATCGGAAGAGTGCCTGCCGGGATTCCCATTGCCTGCATTTTCTCTTCCGTGAATACCACGGATTCAACCAGGACTGCAGCGCCGCCTCTTTCGTGCATTTCTCCACCTTCACGATAGAGCAACACGTACTGATATGCTGCGTTTTCCAATTCTTCCGGCTCGATGATGTCCTCCTGCCAGTCCTCAATCTCTTCTCCGTCAGCACGGATAGCCACATTCGCCCAGCCAAATGCCAGGTGCTTGTCGTCGTCGGACTTGGCAATCTTAAACCTGCCTTTAATCACATTGCTGGCAGGCTCTTTCTTCTGCGGTTCTGCAGATTTCTTGATGAAATCAGAGAACTTCTTCACTTTCTCACTTCCTTCCTCTCGGTGCAGCCACTTCGATATACTCGATAGCGCAGGCACATCTCGGGTGTGCAGGTGGTAACATATGTTGTCCTGCAAACAGAACCTTTCCTTTGAAATCAAAGTCGGAGTCCATATCTACCTCAGTACCTTCCAGCGCATTGCAGATGTCGCACACCGAATCGTCTCCGGATGTACTCCATCTCTTTACCATCGTTCCAAGATACCCTTCGCCCTGTGCCTGGCGTATGCCTTCATCGGCTCCACGGTTATAAGCAAAAGCACTCTCGGTCTGAGCGATTGTGAATGCCCTGGCCCGGTGCTGTTTCTCTGCATATTTCTGAGAAGCGTCCAATGCCTTCCGGCGGATGCTCTCAATCTTCATTCTCGGATGCTCTTTTCGCATCGTAGCCACGATATTGTCATAATACCTGGCGTTTGCTCTTGCGTCACCCTCTGTCAGACCGATGCATGGACGAATGAGCCTTGCCAGTTCATCTACTGTATGGCTCTCTCTCATTTTCTTTTCCAGGAGTGCCGCTATTGCGTCCTTCTGTTCTTCTGTGCATCGGGTAACAAACTCAGCTCCTCTTTCACTGATCCAGTCGAGAACGCCAGGTGTCTGAGTGTTAAACTCAAAAGCGAGACCGTCCAGGATTGGTTGCCCGGTTGGTCCCGCTGCTATTGCCTGCGTCCACATTGACTGTAATCTCTCGGCAACAAGCACTGAGTAATCCTGTTGCCAAGCCTCTAATGTCTCTTTGCTGAGGCTTCCGTCCGCTACTGCCTTTCGGAGTTCCTGGTACGTGATGGCATCCTGCTGATCCTGCCAAAACCCGCATAGGATTTCAACCGGTTCGTCACATTCGTTCTGCAGGTACTCTTCAAGTCTGCGTAGGACTTCTTGACTGCCCGGTGTCTTTGCCTTGCGTATTCGCTTTGGCCGTATGAACCTTATTGCCATTTGCACTGCTCCTTCCTAATCGCCTTTTAGCGGCTTCCGCCACATTGTCGGGGATTTCTTCGCCTTCGTCGTTTCCATCGCTTCCTGCGGCTGTCTCAGGCTCCGGTGGCTGGTTCTGCTCCGCCTGTTGCTTACGCCGCTGGTCTACTGTTCTGTCGTCCGTTGTCCTCTCCGGCAGGTGTCCGACCTGGCGAATGTAATCTTCCAGTCCGTCGTCCGGTACTAAGATTCCGATGCCAGTCATATCCTTGATGAATGCCGCAACCTTTGTTACGTCCACATCTGCAATGTCGCCGTGGGACATCTTTGGGTACTCCGTGATGCCTGCAAAATGTTCACCGTTAATATCGATCAACGGCGGGATGCCCTGGCTGTTGAATGTCTCGCAGATCATGTCTAGGAATGCACCGATTGCCATAGCGAACAACTCCGTCTTATCGGAACTCAACGCCCAGGAACCGGTCTCTGAATGCCCTAAGAAAATAAAATCCGCCAGTACCGTCATTGCAATTCGGGTATCGTAGCGGTTGATGATCGCATTCGTGTCAAACTGCCGGGTGCCGCCGGAACTTAACAGCTCCAACTCATATCCTGCTGGAAGTACCACACCTTCCATCTCGTCTCGGCGAATACTCTTTACCATATTTTCCAACGCAATTCGTGTCTTCTTGTTGTCCTCAATATCATCGTTCCAAAGGTCTAACCCTTCCGGTCCGTGCATTACCGGGAGTCCTGCAAGGTCTCTTTCAATGCCGATTCCTTCAATCTCCTGGATTCTTCTCTTGAAGTACCAGGATCGGTAAGCATTTCTCAAAATGCTTCGTCCTTCCGGGTTGTTCTTCCTGCTCTTTGTACGGAACAGCAAAGCCTTACTCATTGGTATCGTGTAGGTACCAAAGTCCGGAGGCGGCATCTGAGTCATTCCCAGCAGATTGTCCTCGTTGTCGTATTCCCATCGGTAGAGCGTTTCCTGCGCTCTGATAGGCAATTTCTTCCATCCAATCAAGCCATCCGTGTACTTACTCTTCGTGGTTGGGTTCTTCGTATTTCCCATGCGGCGCTTATACACGATCTCGTGGAAGCTCCAACCGTAAGTGAGGAAAGATAAGATTTCCGAAATTGTGTCCGTCCAGGTGTCCTGCATATCGTGCATACAGCTTTCTACGAACTCTGCAGCCTCTTTGTCCTTTGCGGTATCGCCTCCCGGCTCTACATTCCAGTCACACTGTCTTACCAGCATCTCGATAGCGAAGAGGATCGCACCTACCACATCGTCATTCTCAGACATTTCACGGTAGACCTCTATTCCTCGTGTGCCTCTCAGTTCGTGAAGGAACTCTTCGTAGATTGTTCCTCCGTAGCGTCGCTGACCTATGCGACCGATTTCTTTGTTAGCCATCTGTTCTCACCTCACTTATTCCAATAACTGCTCTTGCCTAACTGGCTATCCTTAGGCGGTGCTGAGTATGTAGCACCACTCTCTAACTCCGTAAATGCTGACGAACTTGCATCCACCATATCCTTGAATTTGGACTGTGGGAAGTTCTCGCACTCGTTGAAATACTCTTCATTCCACGGTGCAATCAGCACATCGACATTGCCTTTATCCATGCCTTCAAGTCCTAACCATTGTGCTGAGAACGGTTCTGCTCTCGTTACCTTGTCTCCGGACTCTTGAATGCACTTAACAGTAAAACCAGCCAAGAGCTTCATAAAACTCTGTGCCTGGTCTTTACCTGCCTGGCCTGGGTCCTGCGGAAGTCTTGTTGCTACCCTTCCGTATTTCGCCCTGTCGGCTATGCAGGTCTGCCTTATAATTTCTCTCACATCGGACGAACTCAACCGGCGATTGATAACGTCGGCCACAATGTACCGTCCGTTTCTTCTCTTTCCGATCAGCACGCCTGCTGTGTATGCCGGGTCTCCCTTTTCATCCTCAGATGTTGCCGCAAGGTCCCAGCCTCTCGCCCACTTGATAACATCGGGCGGTATCTCTTCCAGCATATTTACCTTTACTCGCTTGAACATCAAACCTGCGGCGGCTTTAATCTTCCAGTTGCCATGCAGTAGTCGCTCTCTCTGCACAAGAGCCATCGCCTGCAGGTTGGCTAAATACCCTGGGTCATTCTTCATCAGAATTTTGTTATCATGCAGCGTACTCGCAATGAACGTCACGCTCTTAGGCATCGTCTCAGCCTGTTCCGGCTTGACACCGTTCTCGATAGCTCCCTGCACTGCCTCTTCCCTGCTGTCAAACCAGGTAACGACCTCATTCAGTCGCACCATCCAGCGGATCACTCCCGACCGTTCCGGTATTGGGTAGCCGGTCTCTTGGTTTATCCACCAGGAAATGAACTCAGCAACCCAAGAGTCTGCGTCGGGGTTGCAGGTGGCTCGTACATACGGCTTTACACCGGAATCTGTACGGTTTCGAGACAGCATATAAAAGAACTGGTACTCGCTAAAGTGCGTCAGCTCGTCAAATCCTATCATCGTGAGCTGTGAACCCTGCCAGTCGTCGCAATCTTCATCACGTCCGAGGTGGGCGAAATTGACCGATGCGCCTCTTTTGAAAGTCCAGTGTAGTTTTGGTGTCTTTAACGGCTGGGAACCTTTCACGTAGCGGTAAATCTTTCGTGAACTATCCCATAAGCCTCCTGGAGATGTTACCTGCGTGTAGTCACGTCGGAAGATAGTTGCGTTGTAGTCCGGATTGTTCATGTACCGAAGCGGCTCTAACAGCAGTCCAAAGGTTTTTCCTCCGCCTGCAGCGCCTCCATAAATGCAAATATCCGCAGAGGTCGCTAAAAACATTTCCTGCGGTCCTTTCTGCGGAGCTAATACGATTTTCTCTTTCATCAATCGTCCCTCCCATTATCCGGAAGGTAAATCTGAACCTCCGCATCATTGTCGCTGGTCTGATCCACATAGTCCTGTGGTCTATCCTGCCAGCGGTCTCTCTGCCGGTTCTTCAACCAAAATATCTGAGCCGTGACATCCGGCGGTACGTGCTTCTTGGTCTTTTCAATCTTGACCGGTTTCACATTGCCGTCCTTGTCATACTCAATGATTTTCTTCTCTTCCTCGTACTCATAGCCGGTAGCTCTCTCGTAGAGACTCCTTATTACCTTCGCATCTGATACGCCTTTACCTTCTCCAAGCGCCTTGCCGAATGATTCGTGTTCCTTGGCCCATCGCATAATGGTTCGTTCGGAGACTCCCATGGAAAGGGCGATCTCTTCATTGGTGGCACCCATTGCAGCCAAAGACCACGCCCAGTTATCGTGGTAAGGGGCATTGTATTTTGGCTTAGCTGCCATACATTAACTACCTGCCACTGAGGTAGTCAGCACATAGGTACTCGATCAGTTGCCACCTGTTCTTACTCGTGATTGTCCCTTCCTTCTCAGCTTTCTTGATTGCCTGCTGAATAACGGAAGCGGACTCACCCGGTACCGCATTACTGCCAAACAGTTTAGCGAGGTAGGTCCATTCTCCTTCCTCTGTGAAACCGCAGTCGTCCATCTTCTGAGCGGCGTTCTCGATCATGGAGTGGATAGCCGCACCGACGTTTCGGATGTCCGTAAACTTCTGATACTTGCTAAGTGTCTCCACAAATCCCTTGCACTGCTCGTAGGATGCCACGCCCACAATGTCCGGAGCCTTTGATTCCAGGTCTTTAACCAGTGCGTCCATATCCTTTACCTGGTGCGGAAGGAACGTAAACGTCACATTCTTAAAATCAAACTGAACCGCAGGACTCAGCATCTTGTCGTACTGTTCCAGCGGTTCTTCCATGATCTCCTTGCCGACGAATGACTCGATCATATCGTCCACATCATCTATCATCTTCACAATTTCTCTTAACGTACTGTCGTCGTCGAAACCGGAGATTGCATTGTGCGCCAGCTGCTTTGCCGCAATCTTGCTTCGTGATAAACCGGACACATCGACAATAGCGATGATTTCCTTCATCTCTGCAGCACGTGCGCTCTTTACTCTGTGGTGGCCGCTGATGATTTCCAGCTTGCCATCCACCAAAACAAAAAGAGGCAGGCTTTCCAGCTGTCCTCGCTTCTTGATGTTGGCGGTCAACTGATCCTGCATCTCGTTTTTCATTATCCTGGCATTGATGTCCTGCTCCTTAACCTTATCCAGCGGAACCTTGGCAATCACCAAGCCGGAACCCATATCGTAGATTACTTCGCATCCTTCGATTTGCTGGATGCCTTTGCTCTGTTCTTCTGCCATTCGTTTTCCCTCCTTAGCCATTCTTGAAGTGTCTGCTGTTCGGTTCTTCCCTCTACCAGTTCAGCCTCATACGTGAGCTTGTAGCCGTTCTTCTTGTCCTCAACCCTGTTTACCAGTTTCATGATGCCTCGTACCTCTTTGTTCTCCGGGTACCTAGTAAGCATTGCTGTGCGCATCTTCGCGACCTTCTCCTGCTCGATATTATCCAGGAGCGTATCTACAAACTCTCTGTTCTGCGCCAGCATATAACACAGCCTGCCGAGGCGGTATGTCTTGTGTGGCACCTTCATCACGTACCAAACGAATACGCTGTCAGCCGCCATCTTCGAGATGCCGAATACACCGGCCACATAACCGTCGATCAGCAATGCCCTGTTGAACGTCGCCGATGAACCGACAAAATTGTGAGTCCATAACTCTCTGTAATACTGAGCTTCTGCCGACTTGATCGGGATAACCTGCACCTTGCTATCTTCCTGGATCACATAATCTCTCGGAAGCATACTGCAGTCTAACGGCTGTAACTTACTCTCTGCTGGACGCTTTATCTTCTTGCCGTTTGCAAGGGCGGTTGCCTCTTCCTCTCTGTTCGTAGTGATGTAAGCATTCAAATCTGCTCTTGTACCGGAGCGGGCGTATATCGTATATCCTACTGCTTCGCCCACTCTCTTCTCCTGGTAGCAGATAACCAACGCCTTCGCATCCATGCAGAGGTCATAGAACTGCTGGTGTCCTGTCTCCGGGTCAAACAGTTCATACGGCGGTTCCTTCCAGGTCATCTTGCCCTGTGTGTCGTAGAACTTCTCATATCCGGAGAAGTAGGTCGGTGGGTTTGCAATAACCAAAGCGTGCGGATCGTCCAGCACCTCTTTCAGATGCTCCCACATATCCAATGGTCTGTAACTCATGCCGCCGAGCAGGTTCTTGATTACCTCTATCTGCCGATTGATACTCTCGATGTGTTCCTCTCGTCTGAGGCGTAGGTCTGTGAGTATCTGATAGAAATAATCATTGCCCGCATTTTTCGAGGTTCTGAGGTACAGCTGCGCATACAATGCTGTTGCTGGGTCAAGAAGTTCTTCGTCACTAAAGCCTTGTGCATGGATTTCCAGCGGCTCTAATGACTGGCCGGTAATCGCATATCCGAGGACTGTTGACATCATATTGACGTCGCTGGTCTCGATCTGCTCCGGCTTAAACCCATTCTGTACTGCCAGGTTCGCCATTGCAAAGGTACCGGCACACGGCTCAACGAACCTTGTATATCCGGACTTTGCTGCAGTCTCTATCAGAGTAACAAGAAACTTCTGCTCCGACGGACCTAAGCACCCCAGGAACATTGCTCCCGGATCCATAAAAAATGCCATATCCTTGTCTCCTTCCCTAAAAATTGTTCAATATATACAAAAAGCCGAGGCGGTTCCCTGGTACTGAGCCGGGGATTTTTGATACCTGCCTCAGCATATTGCACAAAAAAGACCTCAGACCCGAAGGACACTGAGGTACGTTCCGTGATAACAAATAAGGCACCGTACCCTTTCGGATGCGATGCCGTTGTTTTTGGACCGGAACCCTGCGATGAACAGGACCTTAACTATGGAATAGCCACGTGCTACTTACACCAGTTCCGGATGTTATGATTAAATCCCTGCCAAACCAAACAAACTCAGCTGCTCGTAACCAGGTTCTTCCTTCCTGGCTTCGACTACCTTCTTGGCAGGTTCCTTGCTTTCTTTCTTAGCTGCAGGCTTCTTGACCTTCGGCTCTGACGGATCGTATAACTCCTCAATCAGTTCTCCGGTCTGCTCCGCCCACCATTCAGCGAATACGGTTCTGTGGCACCAGTCTCCTGGAACTCTCACATCTTCGTAGCAGAGAAGCACAAGTTCTTTCCCTTCTGCCCTTGCTTCCGCATCCATCTTCTCGACCATATCGATGATTCTGTCTGTGCCGATACCTTCCAACTTCTCGTAATATGCAGGCTTGAATCTTTCAAGCTCCATATTCAGCATATAGCCTTTCGGTGCCAGCGAGTAGCACTGCTTTCTCAGCGTGTACCCAAGCGGAAACTTCGGTGTTCCGATGCTTATTCCTACCGGGTAATACTTACCACTCTGTAACTCCTTATTGCTATACCTGCTAATCCAAATTGCCATCTCAATCACTCCTTTTATGCTGGTTGTTTATAGTTTAATTATACTATACAGACCTGCCTAAGTACACTGAAATAGCCTTATTTAACCGATTGTTCATATTTCCTCTCCGGCTAATTGGCAGGGATTTCGCCCTGCCGTGCCTGCCGTTGGGAAGAAATACAACTGGCTATTTTTAGGGGTGACATTTGGGTTATCGGCTAATTAGCATATTACCACTTGGTAATTCTTTATGCAACCTACTCATTTTCTACCAGGTTGTTTTACAGCCACAGGGAGCGTTTAGAAATCCGCACCCAGTAAGTAAATAGCCACAATGCCACAAGCTATTCCTATGTCCTTGTAGACGGTCTTATCGCTTATGTTTTCTACTTCCGAAATCTCCTGCACCGTATAAGGTTTTTCGTCCAGGTACATCATGCTTAACTCTCTGTAACGACGCTTCGCCTCTTCGCTTCCGCTCTTTTCACACTCCTCACGGTACATTTCGGTCGCTTTTTCTATCCGGAACACACAGTATAAATCCTCTTCACGCTTACGCTCCGTATCTTTTATTGTCCTCTCGGACTTTCCTGCTATCTCTCTTGTGTTTCCCATAAGGTCCTCGACGAACTTCCATCTCAGTTCTGCCTGCTCCTCCGGGGTGAACTGCTCTCCGTCCGATAATGTCGCCTTGATTCTTCTGTACGAACTGAGCAGCTTCTTTGTCTTTCTGACTTTGCTATCTTCCTTCTTTCTCCTACGCTCTTCCTTCTTCTGCTCTTCCTTGTATGCCCTTACGCCTTCCTTGGCACCGATAGCAGCTATTTGGTTGATCTGTTCTTGCGTGAGGGGGAAGATTGCTTCGCCCTTTACCTTCTCCTTGTTCTCCGTTGCCATAATGTCGCCTCCTTGACTTTTCTCGCATTTGCGAGTATAATATTCTCAGTCACGAGTCGTTCCTGTCAAAGGGGCGGCTTTTCTTTTTCTCAACGGTTTCTTGCCTTGCAGGTGGCAAAGTGTGATATTTAACCAAAGCCTTCTGCGCTCTCGGATGATACCTTGTCAGCACATACGACCTCGCCTTCCGGCGTTACTATCTTCTCCTTTGCCTTTACTCCTGCTCCTGGCCTGCGGTAGCTGATCATCGTAGGGTCTACCGGCATATTCTTTCCAGCCTTTGTCTTAACCCACATAATATGACACCCGCAGTTCCTGCAAGTCCCGAACGGATCATGGGACCTCATGGGATTTTATCACTCCTTTCTTTCGTTTCTTAACGCACATTCCAGCGCCTCTCTCAATACGCCGACGTTCAAATCCGCCAGCTCTATGTCCTTTTCATTCAGCAAGTCTATCTGTATTTGAAACTTGTTCCTTCTTTCGGTGTAGAATGAGCAGTCTCCGTATCTGTCGCAGGCACTTTCTACCGGTATGTCATAATGTATATGCTCGTCGCCGTCTATGAAGTGATGCCCGCAGTCGCCTTTATGTTTTGTGCAATTTCTGCAATCCATTGTTCACCTCCTACAGTCCGTCGAACCATTCTGACAGCTTTCGTGTACTTCCATCTGCCATCTCTATTTCAGGCTCTTCTACCATCACCGTTCCGGATATGCTAGCTCTGACCTTACCCGAAATAATGTGTACTCCGTTCTCAGCGGATATTCTTTGAGCCACGGCCTCCATATATCTTTCAAGTGTATAAAGTACGCTTGCGTCAATCGGTTTTCCTATGAACTTTTGAGACATATTTTCAAATTCCTCATAAAATTCGTTTTGTATTCTGTCCCTGGTTTCGACCATTTCTGAAATCATCTTCTTCCCTCCTATATGCTCAACCATATCAAGGCTGCAACTCCTGCTATAAGCATAATCGGCGCCAGGACGATAAATAGCGCCGCTCCTACCGTTCCTATAAACTCGCCTACCCTTGTTTCGTCGCAGGTATCTATGCCACCACATATGAAACACTGCCCTTCGCCCGTTTCCGGATCAATTACTCTGTCACAGCACCTTCCATTGCATCCATACATTTGTTGCCGCCTCTTTACCGCTTCCTCTTCGGTCTCTTTGTGCCTTCGCACCTATTTCACCCCCCCCTCAATTTTCTTCAATTCCTCAATGCTGATGATTCTGCAGTCCGGGAGCATTATATGCACATCCCCCAGGTTGACTGCAGTACCCTCAATTCTCATTTTTGGATAGCTCACCAGCACCGAGCATTCCTGCGCTATTCTGTGTGCGTTGTCTGAGATAATCTTCCGGACTCTTTTCTGATCCGCAACTGAGGTTCGCTTACCGTTGACCGGTATCTTCCGGAACTCAGTCTGCATCTCAGTCTCTCCTTTGTATATCCGCTCATACACGTATAAGAAACCTCTTGCCATATCATTTATCCTTTCTCTTCGTCCGCTACAACCTTTGCCTTTTCTCCGGTATCTTTGATTTCAAGTACCACGCCAGGCTTCAAGTATGCGATTGCTACCGGATGCCCGAAGAAATCCTTTGCGGCTCTTCTCAGCTTTTTCTCATACTTTGCCATCTTCTTTGCAGCGTGCGCTCTTACCCATTCTCTCGCAAATTTCATCTGCTCCATATCACTCTCCGGTGTATTCATTCTGCCTCCTTACTTTCTGTTCGGTTTCTTAACTCTCTCAATCTCCTGCAGGGAAGGTTTGCCTACGCACTTCTCCATACCAGCCGCGAGTTCCTTTGCTCCTGGGTTATTCTTCTCGACTTCATCTGCCAGGTGGCGCAGGACTAAAACTATCAGTCCCGCGTCATTCTTGGCGTATGGAGATATGCTGTCGATAACCCTCTCTGAGTAATACTGCAGACCGTGGCTCACCAGGTTCATTGCCTGCTTGGTCTTGCCCTTTGCAATCAGCTCATTGCCTCTGTCTACATAACTACTCATTCTTGGTTTCATCAGTCCCATATCTACTCCTCCGGATCTTCGTAATCGTAACCTTCTGTGTCTGCATCACCCAGGATGTCGTCGGTAATATCTTCCGGCTCTTCCTCGTTAGGTTCCTCGTCCGGTGTGTCTCCCGGCTCTTCGCCGTTCTCTTCCGCCTGTGTATCTTCCTCTGCAGGCTGGGTGTCTGTTTCCTCCGTCTCAGCAGGCTTCTCTTCGTCTGCCGGTCCAGGTAACGCCGGTCTTACATCTGCATCGATGTATGTACCATCAATAATATCCTCATTTCCTTCACCTTCCCGCTCCTGACCTTGCATAAAGTCTGAATCAAAAATCGTTCTCTGCTGGGTGTTCGCAATCGGCTGTAATACATAACAACCGGTTTCTTCATCCATAACCATCTCCATCTCGTTGTTGAGATTTCCGCCTTTCTCGTCGGTAATCTTTACTGCAGATGTGACCTTGTGCTTGAACTGTGGCTTGCTAATCTCCCTGGACTCTCCCTTGATATTCGGGTCGTAGTTCGGGATAAACTCCTTCACCATGGTAACGTCAATCTTAATTGTCATGCTTCCTTCGTTGGACTGCTTCTCGATCATGTTTCCAAGAAGTCTCTGCAGAACAAAATTCATATCGTGCTTCATATTCTCGAAGGTATTGCTGTCGAAATCCAATTTCTTGTCAAAATCATTCATCACTTACTCTCCTTTGCAATCTTGCCGTATTTGATATTGTTCTCATTCATAAAAGCAATTAGTTTCCCAAGCTGCTCCTTAGTTCCATCTGCAAAGAAACGTACTCTGTACTTCTTTTCCTGCTCAGGTTCTCCCTTTGGAGCGAACGGATCAACTGCCTGCTCTGTCGATGCCGCCTGTGCTTCTCTAGCTATTGCCTGGGAGAATGCCGATCTCTCAATGGACTCGATTACCTTACCCATTTCAGACTGAGGTGCTGTCTGCTCAACTTCTGTGGCGGCTTCCTGTGCTTTCTTAACTTCTGCCGCTTTACGCTCCGCTTCTTCTGCCTCACGCTTTGCCTGCTCCTCAGCTTCTTTCTGCTTACGGATTTCTTCCTGGCGTTTTCTCTCAGCCTCTTCCTCGGCCTTGCGGCGCTTGTCTGCTTCCAGTTTTTCTTCCAGGTCTGCCAGCCTCTTATTCTCTGCCAGTGCCTTGCTGAGGTCCAGGGTCTTAATATACACATCTTTCGCATTCAGCTTATACTTACTATCCAGGCTGTCGATAGTCTCCAAATCCGTCTTAACCGTGTCGATCTTATCCACGATTTCCTTCTGTGCGGTTACCAGCTTATACGTCTGATTAAGGTAACGGCTGTCGAAAATCTTTTCAAACGGCAATACCTCGGCCAAATCTCCGATATTTTCATCGTAGGTAGCCTTGATAGCCGCTTTCTTTTCTTCCTTCTGTTTCTCCTCGAACGCCTTTGCCTGCTGGTCGATCAGTGCAACCGGCTCATTGATAAGTGCCGTGATTTCCTTCAACTCTGCCTCGAACACTGCATAAGGCTCATTGATAGTGTTCTTTACCTGCTTTCTTCTCTCCTCGATAGCCTTAATAAGCTTGTTCAGCTCTGCCCTGTCATTCTTCGCTGCCTTAATGTTTTCCTCGGTGTAAACCACATTCTCGTACCCAGCAATCTTGGCTCTTACTGCAGCTTCCAACTCTTCCTTGTTCCACTGAATGCGTCTGAGAAAACCATCCTCTGTCGGGTTAATCAGTCTGAACTCCATTTTCCCTGCCGGTACTACCGCTGTCTCAACAACTTCTGCTTCCACTGTTTCAGTTTTCTTTCTTCCTGCCATTGTCTACCTCCTAAATTTGATCCGGTCCTACGACCTTTATCATCACATCAACCCTCGGCGTTTCTGAGTAAAATTTCCTTACCTGTGCATCCACAACTGCCGAATCATCGTGGTACGCTACCAGGTTTAGACTGTCGCAAACAATCTTGCCGATATTATCCCAGTCCGGCTTCTTGGTTGGTCTGATCCTGTGTTCCAACATTTCCCTGCGTTTCTTCTTGCTGGTGGACTTCGGAATTTCGTAATATGCAATTATCCTTACATCCAGCATTGCCCCTTCCGGAAACATCTTTCCTTTGGCTGCTTCGTTGTAAAACAGCTTCACCAGGTTTTCATAACTGGTGGTTTCTTTCGGAGTGTATGTCTTGACATACGCCCCTGCTCTTGAAAACTTCGGTCTCTGTTTCCCGAATGGCTGTCCCGGTATTGTGAAACGAATCTGCTTCATATCTTCATCCACTTTCTGCCTCCTATGCCTTGTCGCCAATCTCGGCCGACATCTTATCTGTCACCTTCTTGGCTGTCACCTTCGTTTTTCCGCTTGTTGCTTTGTAGAGTTCTGCCTTATCTGTGCCTTCCTCCACATACACCTTCAAGTAGTAATCTAACTGCTTTCCGGTCTCTGTCTTTTTTCTCTTTCCTGGCCCGACGGTATAACCGTTCTCGTGCAGGATTGCCGTAACCGTCTTGCGATCTTCCAGCTTGTCAATGCTGATTTCTGCCACCTTAATCAATCCCATGCTGTCATTCCTCCATTAAATTCTTCATGGCATCGAACCTCTTCGACGCCGCCTTTTCTCTCCAACTTCTGCCTGCAAACCTTACCGGAAAGCACATCTCAAATATTCTGTCATAGATACGTCTGTATCGGATGTCCTCTGACTCCTGCATATCCTTCAATGTCATATTCGTAGTGAGGATCAACGGCTTTCCGGATAAATACCTGCTGTCGATGATGTTGTACACCTTCTCTAATGCATAATCGGTACTTCTCTCTGCTCCCAGGTCGTCGATAATCAACAGCTTTGCCGCATTTAGTCCCGCCATTATTCTTTCTTCCTCGTCGGGGTTGCCCTGGATGTTCTGCAGTATCTTCACGAATGATGTCATAACCACCGGGATCATCTGATCCAGCAACTCATTCGCAATGCAGGCGGCCGTGTAGCTCTTCCCGGTTCCGACCGTCCCCCAAAACAACAACCCTTGGCGTTTCTCGTACATTTCATCGAACCTTTTCACGTAATTGCCTGCGAGGTTGTAGATTTTCTGATTGTCTCCGTCCACCTGGTATCCGTCCAGCCTTGCCGCTTTCAGCTTGGCGTCCATAAGGCTGCTGGCTTTCAATCTTTCCAAACGCTGCATTTCCTGCCTCTTCTTTTCTTCCTCTTCCTTGCGTTTGTTCTCCTCAACCTTACACTTACAGATACATGGAACGATCATCTCCCTGCCGCCGGTAAAATCCGACGCTGGCAACCTGGTCTGCTTTTTGGTTCTGCAGACTCCGCAGTAAAGCAGTCCGTCTTTGCCGATGTAGTCGCCCTCATTCTGCTCTGTCTCGAATGCTTCTGCAGGTAAAACCTTCTGCAAATCCAAATCCATCATCACTCACTCCTTCCAAACGGATTCTCATTGTCGTCGTACTCAGCTTCGCTCTGAACCGGCTTGTCCTTTGGCAGATAGTCCAGGAACGGCGTTGACTCTCCTAAGAATGTCTTGCCGTGCTTTATATACATTGTCTCCGTTCTCTGCTTCTTGCACTGTGCCGCATAGTTCTTTACTGCTTCATACAACTGCTCATGTGAGAAACCATCTTCCAGGCGTGCCTTATACTTCTTGTATGCCTGCCCTTTATCAACCTTTCTCGGGTATGCCTCCCACAGTTCCTCGAAATCCGTGGTGTAATTACCAATCGCCTTATTTGACTTCTGTTCTGCAGGCAGTACCGGTTCTTTCGGCTCCGGAAGTTCCGGCGCTTCTGTGTTTTCTCCTGCCAGCGCTTCCTTCTCAGCCTTCATGCGGTTGTAATATTCTCTCTGCCTGTCAGCCTCACTGGACGACTGGCCGATGAAGTTCTGAATATCCATCATGTAAATTGCTCCGTTATCGAGCATCTCGATTAAATCCAGCTTCTTGAATACATCCAATGCTTTCTCGACGGTGCCTACCTGGTGCCCTGTCAAAGTTGCCAGGATTTCCGGCGTGTACGGAATCACATTTCTATACATCAACCTGCCGGAATTGCTCAGGCTTTTCAGATAGAGTTTCAGCAGGATATTACTGTATAAATATCCGTCCTTCATGCTCTCTAAAATCTTCATCTCGTCCGTGTCGAAAAAGTCCTCTTTCAGCTTTAGGTAGTAATACTTTCTGTTGTCTGCCATTCAGTCACCGCCTATCTCCTTAAATGCCTGCTGTTAAGTCCATAATCGAGATCAGCTTCTTTAAGACTCTGTTGTGTCTGCAGCAATCGCACAATTCGCATCTGTCCGGCTCAACCTCTCCATTCTTAACTCTGAGGATTCTCGGCATATTCATCTCTACCATGTGCAATGCCTCCTGCAGATAGTTGTCTGTCACGTGAATAATGCGGATGTCCGGCTCTGTCTGCTTCGTAGCTCCCGCAATGAAGAACGGCAACTTCTCGCCGGTATTCTGTCTCACGATTTCCTGGTAGACCGCACCCTGGATGTCGTAACCCCAGTAACGGACAAAATCGAGGTAGCCGATGTCTTTTACCCACTTCAAATCCGTAATGGATGCCATGACCTTCAAATCAACGATAGCCACTCCCGGAATGTATGAGTCCATCTTGATCTTCCACTTCGCCCCGAACAGTTCTCCTGTCATGATGACCTGCTTCTGACCGCTCATATACTTCATGAAGTATTCATCTCTCTCAATACGAGCGATGATTTCCTCTGCTTGCTTGAAGTTTGACTTTAACTCTCCCTTCTGAGTGAAGATTTCCGGATTGTCCTTTTTGAACTGATCCAGGCTTCCCTCAAAATAACTGTCCACGTAACTTCCTACCAACAGTGCTGTACTCTTTTCGTCCTCCCAGCGTCCGTTCAGTTTCTCCATTCCGTAGAACTCGCAAGGCATCTTGCCGTAGGTTCCAGCAAAATCCTTATACCCCGATACACTCATGTACTCCTTGTTAGCCTCCTGGCTATAATAATTTTCTGATGTCAGCTGCATTTTTCTTCCTCCTATTCAACCTCTTCCAAATCTAAGCCGCCGATCTGCTGTTCCTCTTCTTTCTGCTCGATCTTATCGAACGGGTCCTGCGCCTCTACGATGTCCGGCTGGTTGTCGCCATAACTTCCATCGCCGTCCTCGTCGTAAACTTTCTGATCGTCCTGGATTGCTCTCTGCATATCCACTGACAAAATACCCCACTTGCTGAGGAGCATCTTAATAACCGTCTTTAATGCCATTGCCTCAAAATCTGTCGTCCACTTACTGCCCTTCTTGTTATTTTCCAGGTCGTATCTGTACGCTGTTGAATACTTGCGGGCGTGGTTCTCGACCTCTGCCGTTGTCATAAACAGTTCTTTTCTGAAACCGGTCAATAACTTAAACCAGGCATAGTAGCCAGCGATGTTCTCCGATTTTCCTTCGGCTCTCTGCGTACACTTCGAGAAGTCCGTCACAAACTCAACCTCTCCGGTAATCGGATTATATGAAACCAGCTCGTCCTTGTAGACGACCGAGCAGTTCATCTTTTCATAATATCCGGAGCGGATAGCCAGCTGGATAAATCCCTTATACATCATCTGAAACTGTGCTTCCGGATGTTTCTCCCACTGTCTCGTCTGTTGGTTGTACTTATTGTTGTTGTAAGGCACGATCGCCGCAAACCCCAAATTACTGTCAATCGGTAAATCGTAGGTTGCTGCTACAAACGCCGCACTCATGATCGTTGTTGCCGGGCATTTATTCAACTGTGCTGATCCAGCCACCACGTTCGTAATGGATGCCAAAAACTGCGGCGCTTTCTGTCCTAAGACTTCCGTAAATTTCTTCTTTACCGCATCCTGGGAAATCATACTCTTAACCTGCGCCGCTACACTTACCTGCGTTCCCTGCTGCGTTGCCACTGCATTCTGTTCTGCCATACTACCTTTCCTCCTTTTCTGCTTCCGTGAGGCTTTCGCCACACAACTTTAATATTTCTTCTGCACTCATATCCTCCACGCATTCTTCACAAATCTTCCCTTCCGGAGAATCCCAAAACTTTTCTCCTACCAGGATTCCATACCCGCATTTCACACATTCGTGAACCGGTACCGGCTCCGGTGCGTTCGGGCATCTTGGATGGCATGGGTTCATACCGCATTCTGCACACATATTCCTTCTGCCTCCAATCTTCTTAAAAACGTCGTAGCGTTTACCGAGCATCTGAACAGATAGTTCTTAACCTCGTCCTTGAATAGCAACGGCAGGTATGCCTCTCTGTCCTCGATCTTGCTTATATCCATCTTCCGGTTGCACAACCATAAGATTTGCTCAGCCTCTTCATCTGAGATGTGAATTTCTTTCTCTCTGTACTCGTCTACGATTTTCTGCAACTCTTCGCTCATAGGCTTTCTCCTCTCTCCATTCTTCGATGAAGTCCGGCAGGTACATTCTCGCCTCATTTACGAAATATCCGACGATCATCACCAACGGTAAAATCAGCCACTCGCCGCCGTATGCTTTATAGCCTCTCTCGATGTACGCCGCTTCAACCGATACTTTTGTGAGGACCAGTCCCAGGCTTACCCAAAACCAATACAGTCTCACAAATCTTCTGACTTTCTTTCTGAATCTTCTCATACCGCCTGTTCCTTTCACTTATAGAAGTAGTGCTTGCCGTACTTGAAAAGAAATTCCAAATTCTCACTGTGCCACTTACTGTCGCTCTTGCTCTCAAAATACAAAGCATCCTGGCTTTCGTTCCAATGGTCTACCTGGATCAGCTTCAATGCTTCGTAACACTCCTCGTCCGGCTCTACTGCATCGTATCTTCCGTTTGCAACTGGACTGAACTGGTTCTTCTGAAAAATCACTTCCTCGATTGTGTCCGGGAACTCATTGCTCCAAACCCTGTTGAGGACTACCAGCATAACCAGTGCTTTTCCTTTCACGCCTTCGCTCTCAGCTTCGGCCATCGCTATCTTGCATAGCAGGTAGGAATCGTCCTTGTCCCAATCCATACTTGCAATCAACGGTTCTTCTGTCTCAACTGCCTTTGCTGTCTCCGTTGGCTGTGTTGCCTCTTCAACTTCCGGCGTATACGTCGTCTCTGCCACTTCCTCTGTGGCTATGTAGACCGGCCGGCTTTTTTCTTTCTCCTGCCCGAGCGTTTCTGAAATGCCACTGACTGCAAAACAGGCAGCTCCGACCATCGTTGCCATTCTTGCCGCAAACAATATTCTTCGCTTACTTGCTTTCTTCAATTCTGAACTCCTTTCCGGCGTTGCTCCGGCTTACTTGCCGTTCAAATACTTCTCTCCGGCAATTTTCATTTCGCTTATTACCTCTGCCATCTTTTCGAGCTGCCCGATGATTTTTTCCAAGGCTGGTAATTCATCCTTTGTGATTTTTCCATCTGCAGTTATCTCGATCAGACTGTCTCGCATATTCTTCAATGAATCCTCATTGAAGTTCTGCAAAAGCCTTAGTGCAATTCCTTCTAAACTTTTTTCTTCGGTTGCCAGTGGTAGGAATCCGTGTACCGGGCATTCTCGCATACAGTACCCAGTAATCAATTCCGGGGCGTTGTAGAGGTCAGCCATAAGCACCACCTTGTCCACTGGGACAACCTTCGTATTGCCAAGCTCGTAATCTGCCAATGTTGAAACCGATATTCCCAACAGTTCTGCAGCTCCTTCACGGCTCCATAGCCTCTCGTTGTACGTTGCCGCCTTTTTCCTGGCCTGGAAATACATATTTGTGTTCTCGTTTGTAGGGCCTCTTCCCATTTCTTGTTACCTACCCTTCCGCTATAATTTACTTATCAGCTGGAACAGCGACCAGGTTGATTCCGAGCAGGTTATTCACCCCGCTTACGATTGCTTCGTTCATCATCTTGCCGTTAATTACCAGTGACAGCCGATCCCTGGAGACATCCAGCTGCTTCGCCAGCTCATTGACGGTCATGCTCTGTTTTACCAGTTCCACCTTCACTGTCTGACACCATTCATCGGACGGTGTTTCGGTTCTCTCCGGCAGTCCTTCCGTTCCAAGCACTTCGTTGATCTTCTCAGCGATTACCTTGTAACTCGAATTGGAATATCTGCCGTTGACTACCTGGGAAACAGTAGCATTGCTGTAACCGATTTTTTCGGCCAGCTGCTTCAATGTCATATCGTGGTCGATTACTGCTTTTTTAACAGCTTTGCCCCACTGTGATGTTTCCTGCTTCATGCTTGCGTTTCACTCCTTTCTCGCATTTGTGTAAAAACTATTTATCTTTTCTGATTTGCGTGCTATAATGTAAGTAAACCTCTTTACAAACTCGCAAACAGACGCACGAAATACAAGTACAATCTCTCGGCTCGCAACTTTGAGTTGTTTTGTATTTCATATATTTATTATAGCACGTATCTGCGAGTTTGTAAATGTTTTTACTCTTATTTGCGTATTATTTTTACCACGGAGGTTGCCTATGGAAATCATCGAAAGAATCACTGAAACCCTTGAAAAAACGGACAAAAAGGCTACTGATCTGTGCGACCGCCTCGGCATTCGGACATCAACGATGTCTACCTGGAAAACTCGCAATAGCGACCCGCCAGCAAAATACATCAAGCCGATTGCAGACTTCCTGGGCGTGTCAGTTCATTACCTATTGACCGGTGAAGAGGCTCCTGCCCGCAAGCTCACCACTGCAGAAGAGGACGAACTTCTCGAACTATACCGGGCATTGCCACAGAACAAACAATTTGAGTTTATCGGGGAACTCAAGGGATTTCTGAAAGCCTATACAGAGTCTCAGAAATACCTCGACAAAGAAAAAAGATTATCAGTTTAGAATGGTACCGACTTTACGGCCAGTACTGAGGAGATGTGCCTATGAATAACAAATACTTTGAGCTGGCACGCAATGAGGAGAGGTCCGGGAACGATGCCGCTGCATTGCTTCTTTATCTCTCCTCTTTTTGTGACAGTTGCAATCACGGCACCAGGAATCGCTCCTATGGTGTCGTAGCGAAGATCCGGCACCTGCAGCACCGGCTTATGCTCACTGACCTGCAGTTGTTCGGATTGGTTCACTCATACGGTCCGCTTACGGACTCTGAGTGCAAGAAACTTTTAGACTGTTCCATACGTGGTACCGGTATCTCCGGTTACGCCTATGGATATTAACAAATTCTCAGAGCGTCTTTCGCATTGTATGCAGGAACACCACTTGAACGGTAACGACCTTGCCGCTCTTTCCGGTGTGACTGCCGCTACAATCTCACGCTACCTCAATGGACTGCGAACACCGACCGTCGATAATGTCGTGCTACTGGCTGATGCCCTCGATGTGTCCGTAGATTACCTTCTTGGACGGCATAATGTCCCGGACGATAAAATGCTCGTGTCCTTGTATTCCATCGCTTCCAGCGACGATAAGCGTGTCCTATGGACGCTCCTAGAAAGATACGGAGGAAACCATGGAACAACTAAACGGCAATGAACCATTTACCCTGCACGGTTCCGATACTTCTATCATGCTGCAGGATTTTTGGCGTTGGGCGTATTCTGATCTGCTCAACAATACCCACCGTGGAGTGCTTGCTGAATTTCTCGTACACTCTGCCCTTGAAACAAAAGATGTCACACGTGCCGACTGGCTACCGTTCGACCTTACTTCTCCTTCCGGTCTCCGGATCGAGGTCAAGTCGTCTGCCTATCTGCAGGCGTGGACTCCGGAAGATGTGTTCTCGCAGATTAGCTTCGACATTGCAAAGAAATTTGCCTGGGATGGAGCTACCTACGCCTCTATGGCTATGCGTAACAGTGATTTGTATGTGTTCTGCGTCTTTACCGCTCGTACACGTGATGTTTCAATTCTTGATCTCGACTACTGGGACTTTTATGTTCTACCTACCTCGGTTCTTAATGAGAAGGTGCCGGAGCAGAAAACAATCACGCTCTCTTCTCTCCTTAAACTCGAACCAGCAAAAACGGATTTCGCTGGCCTGCCTGCGGCTGTGGAATCAGTAAGGTTGTCAAATGAAACTACCTAACGGCTACGGCAGCGTGACAAAACTTTCCGGAAACCGTCGTAAGCCTTACCTGGCCCGTGTTACTCTCGGCTGGATCACGGACGAACAGACTGGAAAGACCGTACAGAACCGTGTTCCTCTTGGAACATTCAAGACTAAGAAGGAAGCTCTGCAGGCACTCGCTGAGTACGGAGCCAATCCTTACGATATACAAAATGCCGCTATGACCCTGGCGGAACTCTATGACAAATGGACTGCAGCCTACTTCCCTACCCTGGAAAGTGAATCATCCTGCCGTACCATTAAGTCAGCGTGGAGTTACTGCCACGCCATTGCCGGGATGCGTGTTAAGGACCTGCGTGCCCGCCACATCAAGGGCATAATGGAAGATGGCTACATCATTCCTTCACGTGGAGCCAATAAGGGCGAAAAGGTGCTTGCGTCTGCAGGCACAAAATCCCGGATCAAGTCTATGTTTAATTTAATGCTGGACTATGCGCTCGAATATGAGCTTGTTGATAAGAACTACGCCCGCACATTTGAACTGTCGGACGACATCATCAAAGAAAAGGAAGAAGCAAAACGTGGCCACATCATCTTCCAGGACTCAGAGATGCAGACGCTTTGGGAAAACGTCGGCAAAATCCGGTTCGTGGACTGGGTTCTCATACAGTGCTACATGGGATGGCGACCGCAAGAACTCGCCATACTGGAATTAGAGGACGTGCATCTTGAAGAACGCTATATTGTCGGTGGTATGAAAACACAGGCCGGGCGACACCGTATGGTGCCTATCCACCCAAAAATATTTGACCTGGTTAAGAAAAACTACGACTATGCCCTTGAACTTGGAAGCCACCGGCTCTTTAATGATCCGGATTCTCCGAAGGGCGGCATGGCAATCACCTACGACAAATATGCCGGCCGTTTCGATAAAGTGATCGCCGCTCTCAAACTCAGAGACGATCATCGGCCGCACGACCCTCGAATGACATTCATCACCATGGCAAAGAAAGCCGAGGTTGACGAATACACCATCAAAAAACTTGTCGGTCACAGAATCACCGACATAACAGAGGCGGCTTATACAGACCGTGACTTAGAATGGCTCAGAGCCGAACTGGAAAAGATACCGTAA